GGAGGCCACCTGCGAAATCGATAACCCGTCGCTGATCACGGCCAACACGGCCTGATACCTCTGCTCGACCACGCTCAACTCCCTCATTTGGGAGTGTCAAGGATCAACCGAACCAGGTGTAAAGCATCAACCGAAACACCGTAAAACCTCACCCGACACAGAAACGCCAAGCATCAGCCGAGGTAATACAGGCTATTTGTAGGGCGGGCGGGGCTCGAACCCGCGACCAATGGATTATGAGTCCACGGCTCTAACCAACTGAGCTACCGCCCCATCGCTGCTCAGGGCGTATTTCCTGACTAAATCCTAAGCCAACTGTAGCCTAGACTGTAGCCTAACGGATTCCGCGCCGAGCCCTGAGAGCATACCGAGACCCCTTGGGACTCATCGCACGCCGTTGCTGTGGTCTCAAATGATCTGTGGCTATCTGTAGTTGCACGCTGTCCAATGTGGTGCGTTATGGTCACCCTCGAGACCACTTCGGGGAGGTTGCCATGACGGATCAGATCAAGATTGATTTCGACGCGCTGTCTCGGCTTTCTCCGCAAGTCGGCGCTGTAGCGAACCAGCTAGTAACCGCCAGCGATAGTTCGGGCGTGCTTGGCCGAGTCAACGTTTCCACCGATGGTCAGTCGCCAGCGTTTCTGGCCGCTCAACGTGTGACGACCGAGGCGATACCGAAGATCTTGCGCGTGATCGGCAATCGCATGACCGAAGTCGCCGACACGGCCACCAAGGCGGTCCGGGTACTACAAGTGGTCGATGAGCAAGGCCTCATGGGCGTGGCGACCTCTACACCCACCCTATTGCCACCCGCCAAGTCCTAGTCCCCCGCCCGTGGTCACCCGTAAGCAGATTGATGCTGCCAATCCTGAGGCCACGGTAGAGCTCGCGCGGCACTGGATCTGGACCGCCGGTCAAATGGAGACCGCTGCCGATGATTACAAGGGCCATCTCGATAGGCCAGGTGGTCAGTACTGGGACGGCAAGATCGCCGAAGCTGTCCAGAATCGTGGCGCCGATGACCGTAAGGCCATCCAACACATGGGAGACGCGCTAGCCAAGCTCGGTGCCGACACGGTGAGTACCGTCACCGAATCGGTGATGCCCGCACTCAAGGATGTGCGCCAGCTGATTGAGAACGCCGAGAAGATTGACGGATTCACAGTCAACGATGACCTGTCGGTCAGCTACAACCCTCCGTCAGGCACGAGCGAGGAGCGGGCCCAGCAGTGCCGGGATGCCTGCGCCCGCTTCTCTGAGCAGATCAAAGATGCCGCCGAAAAGTGGTGGTCCGCCGAACAGCATGCCGGTGAGCTGATCGACCGCGCCACCCAAGCCCTGTCCGGTAACTTCAACCCGTTGGCGGGTGGCGGTGTCCCAGTTGGCGGCCTAACTCAAGCGCTCGGATGGCTCAGTAGATCGTTGACGCCGAAGGAGAGTCAGGAGGCCGCATTCCAAAGCGTGTTCGGTCGTGCCCCCTCAACTCCGGCCGACTGGACGACAGCGGCGATGCTCAACCCGCACAACTACGACCCGAAATACAAGGGAGTTGAGTCGGATATCAAAGTCGCCAAGATCGAGCCCCAACCAGGCAAGGGGCAAGTCCAGATCAACGCCTTCATCCCCGGCGAGAAAGTCTGGAACTTCGGCAAGGACCGCGGGGACAACCGCGGCTTTGATAAGAACGCCTCACCGGAGCATTCCCGGGTAAGCATGCTGGTTGACTACGAAAATGGTGTGGTTATCCACCGACAGAATCCCTCGGTAAACGCCGACACCGGCGCCGTAGCGGTTGGCACCAACCCTGATATCTCAGTGAAGCAAAAGGGCTCCGCACTCAATATTCAGTACGAGTCAGCTGACGGATTCCTACCTGGTGGACTCGCATCGGGACAGGCGTCATTCCACACCGTGAAAGGCGACATAGCCTTGGTGCCGACCGATTCGGGCATTCAGGTGGGAGGAACAGTCACAAGTTTCCCCGCGTTGGAGATCTACCACGGGGACCGAGCCTTGGTTCAATACATGCCAAGCCTTGGCCGCAATGAATTCGGGCCCCTACTTCAGTTGCCGCTCTCGCACGCAGAAGGCGATGCTTCGCTGATCAACCAGTTCCACGTGCCGACCGCGGCGGCGCGTGGCGATATACCGATCGCAACGCCGGGAACGCAGCTTGGACCTACTGACCACATACCGACCGTCCCGGTAGGGTGATGCGATGGATGACACCAGCGGCGACATGCGAGTCGTCTTCACGGCGGCAATAGTGTCCGCTGTCGCATACGGAGCGCTGGCGTCTTTCTACGTTGCCCGCGGCGGGTTGGATAGCGCAACAATCTATTTGACCATCCTCGGCCTGTTTGTAGCCCTTCCGATTATCGGATTAGCGCTTGCGAAGCTGCTGCCCCGTTTACGCGACTACGCCCACGGCGTGATGCTCGCCCCCCTCCCGGGTGCCCTCACATATCTGTTGGCCACTTTGTGGATTGCGATCACATGAACCGATACCTGACTATCGCCGGACTACTCGCTGGGGCCGCAGTGTTTTCGCTGTCGGTATACCTCTACATGTTCACCCCCGTACTTCTGGTGGTACTCGGTGTCGGCACCTACATACCGCCGAAGTCTCGCCCCTTCTCCAGGGGAATGCTGGCAGCCGCCGCCGGCTCCGTGGTGTTCATCTTGACCCTCGCAGTCGGGCAGTCCATGGTGCCACCAGGCGTCGTCACCTACGGGCCTGGTTACGCCCCGTAGAACGCAAAAAAGCCCCCGGCTCAACCATGCTGGGGGGAAGCATGGGAGCCGGGGGCGGCTGTAAATCCCAGTTCTAGGGATCGGTCAATTGGATGATTGAACTCGTGTCCATCGTGATGGGGTCGCTGTAGATGGGTTTGACCAAGCCCTCTCGCCACAGGATGTCGAGCAGTTGTTGATCACCGCCAACTAGGGTGTCCTCTCGCTGGATGTTCTGGCGCAGCCACGTCCATGCTGCTTCCGCGGAGCCATACTGTTCTAGCAGCTCCCACCAGATGTATTGCTTGGGCATACCCCAATTCTATTGTCGGTAAGCGCTAACAGCGGGGTCTAGGAGTCTTGCTGTTCGAGGTGCCGGAACAACTCCGGAGGCGGCTCGGGTAGCGGATGGGCGCGGTCTCCCACCCCCCAGGAAAGAACATCACGGATGTAGCGCAACGCAATCCGCAGTAGATCGCGGGCCTTTGAGTGCTGGTCACGCTCAACCTCGAGCGCGCCCTCTACGGTTTCCAGCTTCTCCTCAAGCTTGGTCACTCGATCAGCGAGAGCTTCGTAGGCTTCGGTGAATTTGGAGAAGGTGTTGCTCTTGCGGGAAAGGAGTGCGACACCAAGCGAGGACAGGAGCGATGAGCCAGCGATCAAGCCGACTACTTCAGCCACATTCACCGCGGAGTACCAGTCGGCAGGCCACACTTCCAGGTCTCAACTCTGCACATAGCGGTGTCCTCTCATTTCAGTGAAGCCAACAAATGGATTAGGTCGAGCTGTTCAGGGATGAACCGCAGCAGTCCGGTGGTGCGCAGCAGATGCACGGCCACTACCCCGATCACGGCGGAGCTGAGGAACATGTGGGACTGCCCGTAGCGTGTGGTGGCGTCCGATAGCAGCTCCCCGGGTGGGCAAGCTATCTCGTAGGCGACGATCCCAGCAGCCATAGTGATCCACGCCCAATCAGATGGATGTAAAGCCATGGGAACCCTCCCCGATTAGGTTGTGGATGAAAAAGAAAAACGCAGGTAGAAGCCGCAATTTGGGCGTTCTGCCGGATACATCTGAAAAAGCGCGCGGTACCGTGGGCTAGTTCCCTGCGCGCTCTCCTCGCGCGGGGCCTAGACACCGCGACTTACGCTGCAGCGCGGTAAAATTGAGGGATGGGCGTATTGATTAATCCCGGATCGCACATCGACGATGCAACGGTCGATTGGACGAACACTTACGAGAAGGCGCAGGCGAACGCTAACGACTGGTTAGACCGCATGCGCTCCGAAGGACTCACTGATGTAGTGATGACCGGAGACGAGGCCGAGCAGGATGGACGGTGGACATTCACCTTCACTCACCAAGTGACTGGAGTGTCTGTGGATCTAGAAATCGACGGCATCGACAACATGGACGCTTACAGGCATAAGGCACTGTTTGCGCCGAAGATCTATTGGAATGGCAGCAGTGTGGGTGAGCCATCGTTGGATGACTTCGCCGCTGATGGATACGAGCCGGTCCAGACCTTTCGGAAGGTCTAGTCACTCAGTTCGTTCTAGGTGTTCTATACCATTGGCGACTAAACCGTGTGTAGCCCAGGGTGATTGATTCTCCCCTTCATACACGCCGTAGGTGTGCTCTATGGTGCCGTCCGCTTGGACTCTCTCGAAACCGACCATGAGCACGAAATCTGATACCCGCCAGCCGGGTTCTTGATCCATCGCTTCGACGTACTTCTGTATGAGTTCGTCGGGGTGTTCACTCATCGCGGCTCCCAAGTATCAGTGAGTATCAAAGGAGCGCGAAGCTCTGGACGTCGAAGCCGTCGTTGTTGATCTGGAACACCGTCAATGCCGGGTCGCCGTCTTCGCCCATCTTGTTCATCACCCACGCTGAGCCGTTGTCCAGGGTTGAGGCTTGGATGTGCCAGCGCGCCTTACCCGTTACTTGATCGCGCCCGTGGGGGCGGAGGCTGGCGTAGTGGAAATGTCCAGTCAGCAGGACGTGGCAGTCCATAACGCCGCCGTGGGTCATCTTCTCCCACCACGTCTTAACCCGGTCGGCACCGGAGGCTTGGTGGCCGTGCGCCAACCCCAACCTGGTGCCGCGTACATCGAACTGCAGCGTCTCGCACCACTCGGGCGGCCGGTGGAACTCCACCGGGAGGTTCGGGCCTTGGTTGTCGGGGTTGTTGTGCCATTCAAGACGCTTAGAAATAGCCAATCCCCAGTCATCGGTGGGCTTCCCGATCAAATCCTTACCCCGCCGCCACTGCCCGTGATTGGACGGGATGGACAGCACATCCACAGGGGCATGCTTGGCGCACAGGGTGATGGTCTTCCAGAACTCCGTGGCGGCAACCTCGACCTGATCCATGAGAGATAGTCCGTTGGTGCGGGTTTGGGCTGTTACATTGTCGAAGCCCTCCACAATGTCACCCACGTCCGCGATGATGATGCGATCGAACCTTGAACGTTTCAGGTAGGCATTCAGGTTTTCCCGCTTTTCCTGAAGGCGCAGCAGTAACTCTTTGACACCGCCGAGATGGTCGACCTTCCCTGTTTGAATGTCTGCCCAGCACACCACAACCGTTGATTCGCCCGTGGGCTTCTTCGGCTGCACCGGCTTGGTCCTGCGGACCTCCGCGTACAGTGCGGGCAGGTCAACGGCCCAGCGCCGCACAGCGAGGTGATAGCGCCATGAGTGGTGCTTATGCTTCTCCCAGTTCCCATCCTTGTTGCGGAAGCCTGTCTCCCACACAACCACCTGCGGATTACCGGCTATCTCAACCTTGACCGGGTCGTAGTGCAGTTCATCGGCGAACTCGCGAAGGATGCCCTCGAAGTCCTGCTCATCGAAGTCATCCGAGACCTTGCCCGTCTGAATAAAACCTGCGGTGCCGTCCCACTCCGCGCGCATTTTCGCCTGCTCTGGTGCCGACTCTTCCGGCACGGGGCGGCGACTATTGAGGCTGTCGCGGATACTCAAGAGCGCACACACTCTCGCACGTGACGCCGAAACTGAATCGGCCCCACCGGAAGACCCTCATTCCGCAGCACGCGGACAAGCGCCTCAATCGACTTCCCTTCGGCTACCCATTCCTCAATAGCCTTACGGTCATCTGCACTCTGCGTAGCGACCCATGCACAGCATGTGCAGCGCTGCTTCGGCTTAGCAGCCTCGGCCAGTTGTTCCCGGATGGACATTTGTTTGAACCGCCTTTCATGGGGCGCTTCGAGGGCTCTATTCAGTTGTGGAATTTTGACCAAATCGCCGGGAGCATTGCGTTCGCAGGCTCCCGCGCGCATCATGGGTTGATGAAGCGCGTTGACTATTTAGACGGTTGGTTCCTGGAGGTGGACTCAGATGCATTTCGGATTGAGTCGCCCGCCGGTTCATTGACACTGTCCCGCGAGGAGCTGGACGAGCTTCTTTCCGAAGCTAGCTAGACGCGGAACCAGTCCAGGACTGGATTCAGGTCGTAAGTACCGTGACTCTCCAGATGGGCGATGCCCTGGAAGGTCCGCACGATGGCCCACACGATGTCGATCAGCCCGTCGAATGGGTTGATGAAGAGGTCCATGATTCGAGCCACGATTGAGGAAGCTCCACCGGTCCAGGAGGATTGGGTGATGATCTTCGCGATAGCGGTCATGTTCTGACCGGCCTCATCCAACCGGTTCTCGGCGTACCAGTCGCGAGTGCGGGCGTGCTCTTGCCACTTCCCCGCCAGCTCGGGGTATTTGAGGAAGTCGAAGTGCCAGTCCATGATCCCCTGCGTGTTAGGCTGGGGTGGGTCGGGAACCCAAGGGGCGCACTGGTTGATCAGCCGGTAGGGGTTGCCGAAAGCTATGCCCTTGCGGAAGTCCTTGAGCCGGTAATGCAACCGGCCATCAGTGGGTAGGACGTGCTTTTCCATGACTTCGCAGCCGACCATGGCGCCCTGGCTGAAGATCGCCAGATTCCATGGTGTTCCTTCAGGGAAGGGTGTGCCGTCATCAAACAGCTTCGTGTCCAACCGGTTCACGAGTTCGTCTACACCGGACTGGTTGTTGAACGGCAGCCGTACGTTGTCGTAGCCGGTAGGTCGCCACACCGCCCTGCCCTCATGCTCCAAAGTGGAGGCCACGAAAGCGCAAGGCCCCTGGTACATGTCGGAGAGATGTCCCTCAACCGTGAAGAACAGTGGCGTCAAACCGAGCTTCACCAGATCCGCCGCCGAAACGACCCCGTTCTGAGGTTGGTTGGTTCTGCGCTGGTATTCCTTCTGGACCGCCTGGTCGTCGTACCCGAAGTACGAGTCGACCTTCAGCGGTCCCCCATCAGCGGCTTTCGCGTAGGAGGCGTAGCGGGCCACCATGACCCGCTGCCACCTCGCAACTACCTCCCCATGGGAACCGAGGGTGAGGATCACTTCTGAGCTCGCCGGATAACCCCATTGATGATGGCTTCAGCGTCGCCGGACAGTCCAAGGGTCTCGGCTATACCAGCCGCGCCTACACCGCCGATTGTCTGCTGAACCTGCCCAATGGCCGCGGTGGTGGTCCTGACGAAATCGCTGACCTTGCCCTGCGCTTCGTCGATAACAGATCCGATGTGGTTGCGGGCCTCATCGGCCTTAACGAGCGCGTCGGACAGGCTTGTGGTTACAGCCTCCACGGGGTCGCCGCCCTTTGAGGGGCGCACAAACAGCGCGCCTGCGGCGGTGAGTCCTGAGCCGATGGCGGTCAGCCATCCACCGATATCCATGGCGGCTAAATCGCCGCCCTGGGCGGCTGTCGCAGCGGCGCCACCGAATGCGACCACGAATGCGGTTACAGCACGGAAGATCGTGTTAGGGGTGTACTTCATTTCTAGGCTCCGTTCTGAGCGACGAACCGCTGAAGGGCGGCGGGGTTGGCGGCGTAGACATCGGCGAGGATCGCCTTGGCTAGGGCTGCGTCCTCTTGCCGGTCTGGGTACTTGACGGGGTCGGCTCCAGCCACCTCACCCAAGAGGCGGATGCTGTCCATGTGGCCGTACTTGGCGGCCATCGCCACAAACTGCGGGTGGGTTAGTCCGTCCCCTGTCCACGCGAACCCGGCGCACGTGTTCACATCGCCTTCATCGAGGTGACGTAGCGGCGAGAGCGACGGGCGCCGCACTCCGGCCACCTGCCGCAGAAGGTTGCGGTCGTCGTCGGTAAACATGTCGTCTTCCTCCTGATTGAGAAGTTGCAGCAGCGCCTCGCCTTGAAGTAGGGCGCGGTTGTATCGGTCGCGGCGATCCGCCAGGCCGTAGGTGCCGCCGTTGATGGCAGCGGTGACCGCTTCGAAGCCCCGGTAGGTGATTGAGCCCGCTTTCCAGGTCGCGCTGTCACCGGCATCTGTGAGTGCGTTCATTGGACGCTGCTCGGTCCAGTACCAAGAGGCGCCGAGGCCGGCCCACTTCAAGTCGGCCAGCTCCCGGTAATTCACAACGAAGTAGTCCCTAGTCGGCACCAAACCCCGTTCAAAGCACCATTCTGAGAATGCGCGATAGTTGTAGTCCCATGTGATCTGTATCCACGTACGCCCGATATACGGCGCGTAGCGCCCGCCCTTGGCAATCTCCTCGGTGTACTTGAAGCTCACCGACTCGTGCCCGACCTGCGCCAGCCACATCGCTATCCGATTGACGTTCGTGCACTGGCTGGCCTTGAGCCCGTCCGACACCGCGGGCAGAATCTCTGCGGCTCTGGGGGCACTTAGCCCGGTGGCGCGTGCCAGCACTTCTGCGGGATCGACACCTACCTGGCCTGTGATGGGTCCTGGCAGATAGTGCCAGTCGTTCGCATAGCTGGTGTCGTACACGGACCGTGCCTGGTTGCCGGTTACACACCCATCGGAGCCGTTGGACTCCATACGGATTCCTTCAACCTCGCACCACATGTGGCTGTTGGCCCCACCGCCGGGGCCGTGGTGGATGGCGATCTTTACCGCAGCATCGGCCGGGAATTCGTTCGGCGACGCCACGCATATGGTGTTGAAGATCGTTCCGGTCTGACCCACCTCGATCGGACGCCAGCTCTCCGTGGACATCCCGTGCCGAGTCCAGGCCATCGCGGTCCCGTTGCGCACCGCATCACAGACATCGATGACAAGACCGGAGCAGTCCGTCCCGACCTTGAGGTTGAACGGATTCCAGTTCCCGCCGTAGACGTAGTCGTTTCCGACGCGGTCCTGGAAGATCCGCTTCGCGAACTCAACGTTCGCGCGTAGGACGGCCATCAGTACGACCACCAGATAGCGGACAGCCACTCATTGATATTGCGGCGCAACCAATTCACTAGATGCCTCCAATCCGGGGATCAAGCCCTGGCTTACCCGCCGAGCGGGAGCGCCGGAACCACACTCCGAACCCGAACCCCGCCAACCCGATAACGGCGTAGAAGGCGGGGTACCGCAGCAGTTGAGAGAACATTCGACCTCTTTCGGGCATAAAAAAGACCCCGCACTAGCGAGGCCCACAAGGAGGTGAGAGTGCTAAGCGAATGTCACCGTGTAGATCGGCGAAGGGGTTCCGTCGCCATCAATCGTGAGTGAGTTGCCGTTGGTAGTCACCACATCGGCAGGGGTGTTGTCTAAGAGCACGTAGCACATCACGTTGCCGCCAAGCTCATAGAGCACCGCGTAACGTGCTGTGATGCTGCCGCCGGATGCAGTCCACGATGGGTTGGTGGCGAAAGTTACGGATGGGCTGGTCGTTCCACCGATGGTGAGCGTCACAGCGACACCGCCTGTGGTGTAGCCGTTTCCGTTCGCCACTTCATTGGTGACACCGGCCCATGTGGTGGTTGATGCACCGATATTGGATGAAGCGGTTACCAGGGCAACTCGCCAGGTGTCGGAGTCCACATCGAATGTGCCGTCTATGACGTTCTTCCGCGCCGCAGTGGGATACGTCCATGTTCCTGCAGTCATTGGGGTGTCCTTTCGTTAGTTGATGATTTCGACGGTTGCTGCCGCGTAGTTCTGGCCGGACTGCCCACCTGTCTGAGCCACAGATCCATCGGTGGTCGTCACGTTCTTGGTGTTGAATGCAGAGGCCGAACCGAACGCCGCACCCGATGACGCCTGGCGCGTGTATCCCGCTGGCGCGGCATCCCATCCGCCCGCACCCAAGCTGGCGTGCCCATGGAAATGCAGCAGCACCGAGGATCCGTCTGTGTGGGTCAATGTCACCGACGGCGCAGTGGATGAGGAGCCGGTTCCAGCGGCTTGGGCATGACCGCCGATCGGCGAGGATGTGTTTTGATCCCGTATCACCACCGCGATCATGTGAGACGCGCTACCCCATGAACCAGACGTTGTATTGGTCGCAGTAGCTTTGAAATACGCCGTGGCGCAGCCCGATCCGCTGCCACTGTTGGCATTGTCGATGTAGGTGTAGTCGGGTACCGTGCCACCCGCCGACGGCTTGGTGGGCGCAGATGTTGAGAACGGGTTGTACGCGAACAGAACGATCAGATCGCCAACTTGATGCGTCGGGATAGTGACCGAACTGCTCGCATTTCCATTGGCGCCAACAAAGGACACGGTGTGGATGGTTGTGACCACAGGCGTACCGCCCGTAATGGTCACAGAGGCCCCAGCCGGCGCTACCCGCGTATCGATAACCGGGCGTCCACCCGTGATGGTTAGAGACGCGGCAGGTGGGGGGTACCTGACATCTATCAATGGGCGTCCGCCTGTAATAGTCACAGTGGCGGGCGTCGGAGCTATCTGTGCAGCGAGCGACGGAGTGCCCCCGGTGACGGTCACAGCCGCAGCGGTAGGTGTCACGATCGGTCCCGTAGTCACCACGGGCCGTCCACCAGTAATAGTCACCGACGCGCCAGCCGGGGAAACTATGTTGTTCTGGGACTGGATAATCGACGGCGTTCCGCCGGTAATCGTCAATCCGGCGGCTGTTGGAGCGACGACGTTGCCTACCCGGATTATCGGCTCTCCGCCGGTAATTGTGAGCTGGGCTGGATTGGGTTGAATTGGTGGCCCGTCCACACTCGGCCGCCCGCCGGTCACGGTTATGACTGCCGGAGTTGGGGAGATGTGGTTGTCTTGCGTTGCAGTGACCTGTGGGCGCCCGCCAGTCAGAGTGAGTGTTGCGCCCGTAGTCTCGATGAATGTTTCGGCCCACCAGCCGGTTACACCCGCCATAGCTAGATGCGGAAGATCCGACTGGCCCCGTTGTCCCAGGTGACCGTTATGTTGGTGCCATCGGGGATGGTTGGCAGCCCGGAGGCTGTGTCGTACAACGCGACAAGCTGCGATGTCCCCGCGGTGCCGGTGTCTTGGTAAATGACCCAGCGCACGATCGTCGAGCCAGTGACAGTCGGGAACACCACGTCAGCAGCGTCAGCGACACCAGCGGTCCATGACTTACCGGACAGGTTGGAGGATGTGCACACAATCCCCGTGATGTGCGAAAGGTACTGGTGGGTTGCAATATTAGGGGTGTATGTGGCGTCTACCCCGCAGACTTTGAAGTTCTGCACTTCCCAGTCGAGGTCGCCCTTTAGGAATGCCTCCCGGGCCTTGTCGTACAAAGCGTTGACCATAAGGTTCTCCCTATTCCGCGTTGGAGACGATGGGGATCGCGATACCGATCCATGGGGCGGCAGCTGTGAGGGTTTGGGTGAACGTCACCGAACCCCCTGGGGCGTCACCGAATATCAGTCCGGCACCAAACGCGACGGCATCCAAATGTCCACGCTCGGTTTGGTTGTAGGCGCTGGTCTGGCCCCCGTACAGGAAGGCGTTGACGATCCTGCCGTGGCTATTAGTGGAGGCGCTGACCGATGGGGATGCGCTGTAGCCCTGAGTGATTACGGGTGTTTCAATCCCTGCAGGTGCTGCCAGTTTGTAGGACGCAGCACCGGTTGCATAGTTCGATCCATACGGTGTGCCGATCAGGTTGATCGACCTAGCCCCAGTGGGGGGATCGAGCAGCCACCACACCACCAGCCGGTTAGATCCATTGGAGATAACCGGCAGTTTGTTCATGGTGACGCCACCGATTTTCGCCGTCACCCCAGACATGTCTATGCCGGATTGCGTTGCCATATAGGCGAACACAATGTTCGCTTCGGGGTCCAGCGTGAATTCCGGGATCGTCGCCTGACTTGTACCCACGGTGCTCTTGTTGTCGAACTTGACATCGATACTTCCAACGATCGGTTTACCGACCGAGGCTTTCGACTCAATGCTGAACACCCGATTGACTTGATAATCAGGGACATCCAGAGAATCCGGGTACAGGTACTTGCCGATTTTGAACATCATCGACACCTCAACCTCAACGGTCGGGGTCTGGGCGTTCTCGCACATCGCGAACAAGGTGCCGTTCGGCAGGTAGTAGACCGAGACTTCGTAGCCGCGCCACGAACCGCCATGGCCGCGCCACTGGCCGAGCTCGAACATGCCGTGCCCGTATCCGAAATAGGTCAGCTGATCGTCATTACCCCACGGAACGGGCCAGTAGCATTTAGTTCTCAGCTCATGCAATTCCGGGCTCAGTAAAGTGCCGTCACGTAATTCCTTGGCCCACAACAGCAGATCGTGGGCAGTGGAAATCATGACACCGGCAGCGCTAGCATATCCAGGCCCGGTTTCAGTGGCGTCCTGCCATGCCCCGCCACCGAAAATGCCGGTTGCCCAGGCATGCCCGTTCGCATACGGCTCGGGCATCTTCGCGGTGGTGGGCCAACTGGTTTGCGTCAAACCCAACGGATCAAGAATGTCCGTCTGCAGCACATCACGTGTGGGGCGGCCATTGACGATCGAAACGATCATCCCCAGCAGGAAGTAGTTCGAGTTGACGTACGCCCAACCTTGGCCCGGTTCAAAGGACGGTTCGTGCTGTTTGACGATCGCGAGTGTTTCTTCGTCCGTCCAGTCAGAGGTCGGCATCAGGAAGTAGCGCATCATCATGCCGAGGTCGGTTTGTTCGTTGAACAGACCCGACCGCAGACACATCATGTGGCGGACCGTTATCTTGGTGCCGCCCGGAACACCGGGAAGAAACTTCTCCAGCGGGTCATCCAACGACAACAAGCCACGATCAACTGCCTGCAAGATCATGGTTGCGGTGAACGACTTGGTGCAGGAACCGATACGGAAGTGGTCCTCTAGGATCACGTTCCGCGCCCCTGCGGCAGTGGAGACCTTGCCGTAAGCCTTCGTGTAGTACCCATCTGGGGACTGGATGGCCAACACCCCACCCGGGGCGGTCATGTTCGCGGCCACGATCGCGTCGATAGCGGCCTGATCCTCCAGCGGAAGCAGCGACAACCCACCCGACACGGTCGGGGTGCCCAGCGAGGCAGTGGATTCGATGCTGGGGACCAAGACTTGGCCGGGGCCGCCGATGACCGACTCCCCCTCGAGTGGGTTCTGCCGGAACCTGACCCAGCCGGCACCGTCGGCGCCGTTACCGCCGAACTGGAACGTCAGACCGTTACCGCCGTTACCACCACCGCCCGGGGATACGCCGTCGCGGCCGGGGACCTTTTGGTCGGCGCCACCGACATGGTTCTCGCCCTTGTACTCGAAATTCCCGGGTCCGCGACCGATCGGGTTAGCGCCAAGCTGTAGTTCGGTACCACCCACGCCGGGTTCAGCGGTGATGCTGTAGTCGGGGATGGACCAGATACTCGCGGTGCCGTCGGCGCCATCACCTTGCCCGCCGAGCCCGCCAACACCTTTGGTGAAAGTCAGCACCGCGTCGTCAGCGAAATGCACTCCCCGCTGCCACGTCGTGGATTTATAGAGACCAGGCGAACCAGATTCACCATGGAAGCCGAGGGTCAAGCCTTGTTGCGCTCCACCGGCCCCACCAACAGCGGTGACATCAACGAAATTCGCCCAGGATGGGATCGGGATCGTGCCTGAATCCACCACATACACGGAGATGGGGTCGTAGTAGCCCACACCGTTTCCGGTGTCGATGGCTGTTTCAATCCACGGGATGTTCCCGGACCGGACAACACTGGATTTGGCGATGGTCGATGGAGGTGTGTTCGGGGACGACGAGTTATCTCGTGTCGCGGCCAAGCCAACGACCTGCGCGAACGGGTGATCAGGAATATCGTCCGTGGTGGAAATACCGCGGACACTGTGGGTTCCGCCGACGGGGACAAGTTCGTAGGCGTAGGTTTCCCCCGCCTTCTGATCAACTGGGGTGTCGAGCTGGTAGAACGTCCAGTTCGGTGTAGTACCGGCGGTCAGCTCGGACAGGATGTTCGGGGAGTGGTGCACCAAAGCCCAGTCCCCGGAAACCCCGTCGAGTTTCCAGATGTTGACGTAAAACGCCGTCAACCCACTGGTGCCGCAACCCAGCCACGACACCACACCCAAAGCGATGTCCTGCTCCACCCGCATTGTCGCGATCAGCGACGCACTCTGCGTGGCAGAGAGAGTGGTGTTGACGCTGGTCAGGCCGTAGTTCGACCGACCCGACGGCAGCAGACCCGTGTTGACGGGGGTGTTGTTGCGGATAGAGAGGATCTGGAAGGCGCTCTCCCCCATCGCCGCCGCGGTCTGCAAAAGTTTGGCGACGTTGAACAGGTCCGCGAACCCACCGTTGGAGTTCGGGTCAGTGGAGCCCGACATTCCCCCCAGAAGATGGGAAAGGAACTCCTCGAACGTTGTGTTCGCGTCCCCCGGGCCACCGAAGCCGAGGATCTTGAACAGCGGGATATGAGTGACAGCCTCGAACAGATCTTCCAGAGTGTGTAATGCGTTGTTAGAGCCCGTGATCCCGTTGACTACGGTGTCGATGATCAACTGCCACCGCGACAGCACTTCCTGGAACGTGTTCGACAACCCGTCGATCCAGCCCTGCTGGATCTTGTTGGTTTTCTTACCGACACCGTCATCAAAGTTCAGAACACCTGAGGTGGCATCCTTGCTGACAAGGATGCGCACACGCACCGCATGCACACCATCGGGAACCGTGTAGTTCCCGACTATTTGACGCCAATCCCCCGTTGACGTGTTGGGGTTCAGGGTCGCAACGTCCTCAACACCAACCTGCACAGCGCTATCCCCGCGACCGGAGAACTCGACCATCTGCAACTTGATCGGCGAATTAGTACCCGTGTACCCGGACCACTTAACCCACATCTCCAGCGACATGGTTTGTCCAGGATTGGCAAGAATCTCGTTTGACCGCAAAGCTTTCGTGACACCATTCGCGGTGACCTTCACACTGCCCGAACTGTCCGCACTATGCGTGACACCGGACTCCCACGTCCAGTACGGGTTGTCGGCAATGCTGGCGCCGTCCTGGAAGTTACCCGCCACCAACAGGTTCGGCTGCTCATCAGTGATCCAGCTGAACGACAACGCCGGGATCAGGTTCGACAGAATGAATCCGTCACGCCCGAACAGGTTCCCATTCAGGAAGTCCTTGATGATCTCGATGATGTCGCCGATGATCGGGATGTCATCTACCCAGCCGGTGAGTAGATTCCACAGATCCTCGAGCGCCTGCTCCGGGTCAACATCCAAGCCCAGGAGCTTCTGAATGAGTTCCTTGATCAGGCTTTCGGCGTACTCAATGATTCCATCGATGATTGCCTTCCACATTTCCAGCCCTTGCTGGAAAGCGGTGCCGATATGGAACTCGAGTCCCTGGTTAGGGTCGTTGAACGGCAGCGGGATTCGGTCGAAAGACCGTGGCACTAGGAGCCGTCCTCAGGCTTCAACGGAGAGACGGGGACGATGAGGATTGAGAGCTGTGCGCCCGCTTTGTTGAAGGAGTAGAAGCCCGCCATGCCCTCGTTGACGAGGTTCACGTACAAAGTTGACGTTGTACCAGTGCTGTAGGCCGGGATCATGCCGATCCCGTTGTCTGGGGTGATAGCGGTGTTCGGGGAGCCCGTGGATGAGGCATGCGGGAACAGAGCGGACCAGGAGGACATGTTGCCGGCGCCCTTGGCGATCAACTGCCCGCTGGTGGCATTACCTATGCGCACCTCGGAGCCGATAATGAAGGGGTCCGCATCGAGTTCGATGCCGTTGGCCTTGAAATGCCCGTGCACTACGGGTACGTAGTCGAATGGCATCGGCGGGATGATGAATGAGCCGATCGTCTGCCGTGTGGCTAGACCCGTGAAGTCGGTGAACGCAGACTCGGGGACGGTGTAGAACCGTGTCGCCAAGGGGTTGAAGTCGGCGGGCGCGTAGTCAACACCGTTCCAAGCAATAACCTGTCCCGCGGCGGGCGCGACCGAGTCGTCATAGTCGGTGGCGTCTCGGATGGTGGCGTTATCGCCCTGCGGACCCCTTGGTGCTTTGAGCTTCAGGAGCCATGTCGGGTTGGCGGAGGTACCCGAAACGATGATCTCCGAGGTCAAACTCGGGTTGTCCGGGTCCAGTAGTTGGACCGTAGGAGTGATGTTCGGCAGCGGTCCCGGGGGGCCTTGTGTGCCCATCTGCTTCTGGACGTAGTGTTCGCCGTCCCACAGGTAGACGATGTTGCCTACCCACCAGGCTTTTCCGATATCAATCGGATCGTCGGTGAGGTTTTGGGGAAGATCGGCAGGGTCGTCGATGCTGGACTGATACTGCATCTTGACGATGGGGGCGTTCTCACCAGCGGGACCAGGAGGGCCTACGAGGGCGTCCATGGTGACTGCGCCGTCTTGGTCCGCGAGCTCGAATGTGCCTGTGACACCACCAGGTACATCCATGTCGGAGACGACACCCCAGAAGTGCAGGCGCGCAAGGATCGACCCAAGGTAGGGGGTATCGCCCGGTTCAGCCATTCTCGATTCCCTTCACGAAGTCATCCCCGATGGGTCGCTCATCTTTGATGGCGATGTTCGGAGTCACCCGCCATGCCGGTTCGGCCATTTCGGGTAGGTCGTCATCTGCGTCTTGATTGCCGTTGAGTCGCTGTATCGCTTTGCGTTTCAGCCACTCCGGTAGGGCGTTGATCTGCGAGAACGTCATGTTCTCGACGCCCTCTAAGGGGTCGTCGGGGGCGTCGACAGGAACCCATTCGATCGCACCTTCAACTACCCCGGGCGCTTCAACGGCCCGCGGTTTGATGAGGGGTTGCGCCGAGCGCCGCCACCCGCACCTGATCATGTGGTAACCCACAAGCCACACGAAATGCGCGGAGTCCATGCGGTTTCCGTCTTTGTCCTGCGGGTAGTGGCAGTCCGTCAGAAAGTCCTGATAGGCGCTTTCCATCTCCGCTTTCTGCGCGTCCTGGGCCTTCTGTTTCTCCGCATAGACTTGGAGGGCACGCGGAACGTACTTATCTGCAGCCAATTTCGTTCCTTTACTCAGAACATTGAGTCGGAACCGAAGAAGGTTCCGGCGAGGTTCCAGAAGCCCGCGAGGGTGCGCATCGACTTGGCTACTGGGTCTTCTTCGTCCAAGTCCTGGCCGAGTGAAAGTTCAACCAGTAGTGGCGAGTCCGCGTCGTAGGAGCGGCGGATCGCCGACACTTGGTCGACGTGCAGGACGCTTCCCAGCTGGAACGCGACCCGGTCACCGAGCGTGAAATGCTCATCGGCTATCCAGGGCATCCCGTTTCGGATGCTTGTCTTGAAGCTGACGAAAGCCCTTGTCTTCCAATGCCCGTTGCGCAGATCCAGGATTCCCGCTGACGTGTATGCGGTTCCTTGACCTTGTTCAAAGTGCTCCAGATACCCCAGGTCGCCCATGAGAAGTACGCGGCGCGGATCGGTGAATCGTTGCCATGCGAACAGCGTGTTATCCAGCTGCCCTTGGTACAGCTCCTCCAAACCGGGGGTTCCGGGCTGCTGGTAAGCGCCCAGACCGTAGGAGATGACAGCTGATAGTTGGGAAAGCCCGTACTTGATGCCGAATGTTTGGAGTTGATTCAGCCACGCCGGTGACCGGGAACCGGTCATCACTGTCTTTGCTGTAGATCCCTTCATGGACCGTTTAGCGTCGATGATTCCGGTGTATTCACCCTCGCGGAAAACAACCTTGGGCTTAGCGGGGGCGAACCCAAGCCACTTCCTGATCAAAGGATCGGTTTTGCCGTCCCCGTCTTCGTCGTACATGTCGGGCGGGACGATGGCGTTGGTGATCAGATCGTCTGCGGTCTCGGCGATTAGACGCAGAGGGCCGTCGATCAAGGTCCCCGTGGGTCCGGTAACCCCGGACTTGTCTTCGAATGCGAAGACCACACAGTTGCGGGTGGGGCGTGCCAGCGCATCCCCGAGCGCCCCCAGTTCTGGGTGCGGCGAGGTGTCATCTTCGGTCAGCCAGGTGTAGGCGCGCAGCATGCAGCCGGCGTCCTGCATCGGTGCAGCCAAAACGGTGTGCAGGTCTTGCCAGCGGGACGACAGGATCGTGGTACGAGACTGGTCGAACAGTGGGTTGACGAATTGGACCTGGATAGGCCACGCCAACGGGTTCAGGCCGCCGATGATGTCCCGAACCCCCAGCCAGGCGCCAGGATTGAAGATGTTCGTGGGGATACTCAAGAGCGGAAAGAACTGGCGAGCCAGGTTTAGGAACATGATGATCGAACCGGCTGTGCGCATGTTCCAGGGAAGGAAGAACATCTTCGGGAACTGAATTTCCGGCGGTAACAGAGGATTCGCGCCACCCAGGATGTGTTTGGCGTGCTCCCGGTTGTGCATCATCTCGAGCTCAACGGTGTGCAATCCATCCTTGTCGCGCACTGCGTTGACGTTCACGATCTTTCCGCCCCACCGGGTTTTCCAAGACCGATCAGTGGGGTTCGGATCTAGCGTGAATTGGATGTCTTCTTCAGCGCGGCGGTCATAGAGAAGGAACTTTGACAGCCAGTTCGAATGCCTGATGACCACCGTGGCGGTACCTGAGTCCGCCATCACTTCCTCTACAACAACCGACTTTTCGCCCGCTAGGTCGGCGATCGGCCGGTGATGCTTGTCCCAGATCCGCAGCAAAGGCCGCTGCTTGTAGGCGTCCCTCATTGCCTTGCGGCGCGCATTGAGGTAGCGGTACGCCACCATGGGGTCGCCAAGGTCTGGGGTGGTCTGCGTCTCGCGGAGCAGCCGGTCCAGGATTCCTTGCAGGCTTGTGAAGTCGGTCAGATCGACCGACCAATCACCTGACACTGCTACGCGAAGCCCTTTGAATAGCGTTGGGGAACAAACATGGTGACCCGCCCGTCAGCGTTGGAGTGGCGCACCTTGACCGCCGCGGGCGTGCGGGGCGGGATCTTGGATGCTTCGGTGAATCGGTCCTCCATACGCCTCCACACCGGCAGGGTGATGGAAAGCAGGTCATGTAGAAGGACATCGAGGAGTTGAGAGTTACGGAGGATCCGCATGAACAGCGGGTCCACTGGATCTGTTGTTGCGGTGAGTGTTTGCGCGTTCGGGTCGGTATCTACCATCACGTAGCCGTCTTGCGGGCTCAGTAGCGGAAGCTCGACCCACCGGTCACCCTCTTGAATCCAGCATTTACCTGGCGAGGACACCAAGAACTTCGGGTAGACGGCGATGTCTCCGCGGTTCGGGACTCGAATGGCGCCTTCACCCACATCCAGCCCGGGAATGAACTCGTTGAGCAGGTCTTCAATCTTGTCCCACAGGGTGGAGGTTTCGACATCGTTCTGCCACGTCTTGAACTCCGTGCGCTTAGCGAAATATGGCTGCGTGGCAACGATGTTCATGCTCCATGTCATGAAGTTGTTGCCGAATGCCACCGGGTCGAGTTCCCACGGGTCTTTGGGCTCTTCAGCGAGCCTGACTCGCAGCCATCGCCACCCGTGGGTGCGGGTAAACACCCCTAGATATCCGTCTTCGGTGGCCGACCATGAACCCCACCAGCGTTCCTCGATCATCCGGTACCGGAACGGGGTGTCAATGACCCTGCTGCTACTACCGCTAATCCAGGGGGCAATATCGGGATTCACGTGAACGCCGATGGAGATCATGCGTTTCTTCCAGTCGGTGCGCTCTGGTTCGGCACCGATCTGGTACGGCCCCTCGGACATGAGTGTTTCGAACGGGGTGTGGAACAACCCGGTGGCGACGGGTGCCATCACAATGCCCTCGCGGCCCTTGTGTGAACCCAAGAGGTTCCAGGTGAACCGCTTCTTGTGGATCGGATGAACGACGCCGATGTAGACGATCTTCGTTTCCACGCCTTGAAGGTGCGGCGGGAGCTGCGTGAAGTCTTCGCCGGTTTCCGGGCCGTGGATCCAAGGGTTAGACAGAGCCATCTACTACCCCACTGGTCCGGTTCGTGTTCCGAAGTTCTGCCGCCACTGCTGGTTTTGGGCTGATTGCGACTTCTGCATCGCCTGATCGACGCCGGTTCCTACGGGGGCGTTGAAGTTGATGGACTGGTCGACGTTTGCGCCATTTCCGCTCTGTGCGGGACCGGCGCTGCCGCTGGAGAATGCCGAGCCCATATCGCCGAAGCCTGTGCCGGGGATTTGAGCACCTGCGATGACGGGGTTGATGTCGCCGGGGGCACCTTGGAGTTGCGCAGCTTCCATGCTGCCGAACGGGGCCGGAATGATTGTCTTGATCGCGTCGACAATCCCGCTGCCAGATCCGGTCATGGCAGATCCAGCGATATTGGCGAACAGCGCCCCGCCCTCACCGAGAAGGGGTTTGCCATCCGAGTTATTGCGCAGCCCGCCAAAGAACTTCAGCAGAGTTGAGCCCGCTTGTACCAATCCCCATTGGGTGGGGTCGGAGAATCCTGGGGGCAGAAGGGATTCTTTGAGTCCGCCGATGCCGATGTCAGCGAGGCCCCCGGCATCCGGCATGATTTCAGCTAGGCCCTCGGCGATCTTGGCGTATGGGTTGTTGCCGCCACCGAATCCACCGCCAGACCCGCTTGAACCGAGGGCATTTCGGTCGTCTTTCGCCTGCTGCAGATCCCGCTTGAGCTTGTCGACCATGTCGCGTTTACGCTGCTTGGTCGTCTCTTTCGCCTTAGGATTGGACTCGAGGTCGGCTAGTTCTTGCTCGGTCACGTCCAGGCGGTTGGACAGATCATTGATACGGTCGTCGGCTTCGCGGACCTGCTTCGGGCTGGCACCCGAGGATCCCGCAGATACCGATGACCCCCCGAATCCCAAAGCGGATACCGAACCACCACCCGAGGGAAGGGAAATGCTGCTTGTAGGGAGCCCCACCGCCGCGGCGCCGGCACCCCGGCCCTTGCCTAGCATCACGTGCACGTGATCCATGTGGTTCTGGGTGCTGCTACCCCGGTCGGGCATCTGCTTACCTGAGGTCAGCGAGCCGCCATATCCGTAGCTCTGCTGACGCCAAATGAATCCGTCAAGCCCCAGCGCTGACGCGTTCTTGGCGATGAACGCCGCGACGGCATCACCCAACGCCTTGCCCTGGGGCGTGTCCCAGCCGGGGATCATGATGTCGATGGCGTTGCCGGAAGAGTGCTCCCCGAAACCATCTTCAGCCCGTCGGCCACCAATGTCTTTGATCTGGGGCCACATCTTCATGACCAGTGACCGCAGATAGTCGGCGCCAGGGTTGAGGCCCTGGGCGTATCCGGGGGCACGCATCATGTCGTGTAGGTATGCGGCTGATGGCACCCAACCTGAGTTGAGAGCAGCGACGATGCCCGCGCCGCCGTTCTTCATTCCCTTGGCAGTGACAACACCCTCGCCGTTAGACAGCCACGCCAAAATGGAGTCGCTTGTGCCCGTGCCAGCGCCGCGGACCATGCCACCCGCAGCGAAGCCCTGTAGGGACTTACCCCACGAGTTGAGTTTGTCCGCGCCCGGGACCTGGAATCCGAACACCTCAGATGGAATGGACGCCAGGAACGTGCCCAACACCTTAAGGGGTGCCTTGATGACCGCTGCCAGTCCCGAGAATGCCGAGGTAACAGCGTCTTTGATCGCGCTTGAAGCGCCAGAGATGCCCGACTTGAGTGCATCCCATCCTGCGGAGAATTTGTCCAGGATGGGTGACACGAAGTTCCAGGCCGCGCTGATCGCGGTCTTGATGCCTTCCCATGCAGGGGAAATCGCGTTGTTCCACAGCCACAGGGCGCCCTGGCCCAAAAGGTCCATTGCGCGTTTCCAGTTGTCGAACAGGTCGGAGGCGACTTCCCACGCGAGGCCGATAACTTCTTTGATGCCGTTCCAGGCGGGTGTGATGGCGTTGTTCCACAGCCATGTTGCGGCGGCACCAATGACGGTGAATGCGGCCTTCAGGCCTGGGAATACGGTGGTGGATAACCATCCCCAGACCGCGCCGATGACGTTCTTAATCGCCGCCCACGTGACCTGAACTATCTTGCGGAAAGTCTCATTCCGGTTGTACAGCAGGACGATTCCGGCCACTAATCCGGCGATTGCGGCGATGATCAGGCCGATAGGGTTGGCTGTGAGTGCAATGTTCAGCAGCGCTTGTACAGCGGCCCACGCCTTGGTGGCAATGGTGATGGCCAGCATTACCGTCTTGTATGCGGCCAAACCGGCCACTAGTGGGATGAGGAAGTCTTTGAATCGGACGATGAGGTTGACCGCATCGGATAGTCCGCTCACCAACGACGGGCCGACGGCAGACAGGACGTTTCCGAACGCGGTTCCGATGGTGGACAGCGCAGCTCCGATATTCCCCGCGGCTTGGCTCACAGCAGGGTTCTCGAAAGCGTCCTGCATCTTGGTCGTGAAGCCCGTAAGGCTGTCCCCGATACTGGACAAGGGGCCTTGAATCTTCTCGAACAGAACGATGGCCAGGGTCTCAGCGGCGTTCTTGAGTCGCTGAATAACTCCCGGTAGTCCCTGATTCTGCGCGGCAGCCAACTCGGCGGCGGCACCCTGCCTATTGACAGCGTCGCGCATCTTGTCGAAACCTTCGGCGCCTTCCCGGGCCGACACCGCGGCCAGGCGGGCTGCATCCGATCCAAACAGGATGGTTGTCGCCGACTGAAACATCTCGGGAGTCATCCGCTGGGAGGCAGACTTCAACTCACCCATGAGGCGTTCGAGCCCGACAAACCGGCCCTGGGCGTCATAGACAGTGAGGCCAAGCTCCTGGATTGCGCCTTGAGCAGGGTTGGATGAGTCGGTGAGCGCCAACAACGCCGACTTAAGGAGGGTTCCGGCGTCCGACCCCTTAATTCCATTGTTAGCCAACAACCCGATGGCCGCGGAGGTGTCCTCGATGGTCAGCCCGAATGACGAAGCAACCGCACCGCCTTGCTGGAGCGCCAGTGCAACATCGGTGATCTCCGCGGAAGAGGCATTTGCTGCGTTCGACAGTATGTCAGCCGCTTTCGACGCATAGTCCGCCTTTAGCCCAAACGCTTGCAGAGCATTGGCTTGGATAGTCGCGGCGCGGCCAGCATCAACCTGAGCGGCGGCTGCCAACTGCAGCGTCCCCTTGGCTGCAGTCATTGAATCGTCCACGGTGAAGCCCGCCTTGGCGAGCTCTGTCATGGCCTGCGCCGCATCAGCAGCGGAGGTGTTCGACAACGAAACGTCGTTACCGAGGGCCTTGGCGGTGTCACGGAACCGCTGCATCACGTCTGCCGAAGCACCTGTGACACCCGAGAGGGTGTTCATGGTCTTCTCGAAGTCCAAACCCTTGGTGACGATCGCCGAAACACCGCTTGTGGCCAGGTTGGCGGCCTTAGTCATCGCATTGGCGGCCAGGTTTCCTACCGCGGTACCTGCGGCAACAATCCCGGTTGTGCGTAGAGCACTGGAGAACGAGTCGCCAAACCTGCGCCCCGCAAATCCACCTTCACGCCCCGCGGCATCAGATGAGCCTGATAGGAGTCTGGATACCTGGTTACGTATCGGCTTGGACGACTTGTCGATCGCAGACTGCGCGTCGGAGGCACGCTTCTGGGCACGTGCTACCGCATCCAAGTCTTTGGCGAGTTCACTAGCCGCGGCCTGCTGTTTACGCATCGCCGACGCATGTGCCTCGGACAAGGCGGTGAGCTTCGAGCCCTTGGTTCCCGCCTCGCGAGCCTCATTCAGCTTCTCAAGGGCCACCTTGAGCTTGCCCGCGGCGTCGGCTTCTTTGTCGCGAGACTTGGCGACCGTTTCGGAGATCTTTTTAACTTGATCCGCAGCGGTTTTAGCCTCGTCGGCAAGGGCTTTAGCGTAAGCGGAGCCGGTCTTCTTGCCAGCGCTGACTGCTTGCTTCTGGACGTTGTCAAAGAACTTACTGATGCCCCTGTTGACCCCATCGAACCTGACGGTGGCAGACACATATCCCGATGAAAGTTCAACAGCCATGTGTCACCTCCTAATTTCCGAACAGGTTTCGCAGTTTCTTCTCGCGCCGCTCTTCGCCTGAAAGGCCAAGTAGCTCTTTGACCTTCGAGAGGGGCGCGGCTTTGACTTTCAGACCGGGGCGTGACTGCTGATCGCCCATATCCGGGCCGATTGGCACCGGACGGTTCCGGTTACGGTGTCCGTCCTTGGTTTTCGCCCACACCAGCCAGCGCAGCGCGTTAGCGATAATCGCCAGCAGTCGGGTAGTCAGAGTCCAGCCCGCATACTTCGGGTTCCTGGACTTCCATAGAGCGCTTGTCTCTTCCGGGTGATTGACATACACCCACAGGTCGCGCCAGTTGAATTCGTCAGACGGGCAGTCACGTAGGCGTAGCCCGTCTTTGATGAGGTCGTATTCTAGTGCGGTGCCATGCTTCTCGATGAGGTCGAGAAGCGCGACTATTCCCCCACTGTTACCTGTCCGGCCTCCTGCCAGGCGGTGAACAGGTTTTCCACCTCAGTTAGGGGCAGCTCGTCGAACACAGCGAGATCGGCTTCCGAGACGGCGCCCCACTCGATGATTTCCCACATACCCTGTTCGGGGTTCTTGCGGTTACGCCGAATGACACCAGATGGAACGGACCCGAAGGGTTTGAGGTTGATCTTCTTTTCGACGCCTTCGATTTCCACGGCGTGGACGTAGGGTGTCGCGTTTTTTGCAGCCATGAGCGCCCTTTCAGGGATTTGTGTGCAGCCGTGGCGCTTGGAGAGCGGCGGGGCCGCGCTCGGCTGCAGGGGAATTCGGCCCCGCCGCGTCTATTAGGAGCCCGCGATCCGTCCGTCGTCGGTGTACGTGGTGACGTACTCGCCGGTGGACGACTCGAAGACCTTCAGTTCCACCTCGTATTCGATGGTGTCCTTGCTGGCCAAGGTCACATCACCAACGGAGATGACCTGTCCGTCGGCGACGCAGTTGCGGTACTTCGCGGACAGCTCCGAGTCGATGGTGTCGAACACCCACGTCTGGTGCGGCAGCTTCTTGCTGGTCTTGCGGACCTTCACCTGGGTGCCGTGAGTACCATCAGCGGGGGTAACGGTGACATTTGATGCACCGTAGATCGCCTTCAGGACATCGGCATTCAGCGATTCCAGGAGCACGAACTTGAACGAGTGGTTGTACTCGGTCTGCAGCACCTTGACGATGCGGCCACCCATGTCTTTCTTCTCATCGGTGGACCGCTCCGATGTCTCAGTGATACCGTCCTCGCCGACATACCCGAGACCGACGAACGCGGCGTCAAGTACTCCGTCGACACTGGTTGGGAGGGTAGTTCCGAGCGGGGCTACGAACGCGGCCCCAGCGGCGGACGGCTCTGCGGCGAAAACGTTGCCGACTTCTTCAGCCATGATGTGCCCCTTTCAGAAGCAGATCGGTGCAGCCGAGCCTTTGAAAGGGTGTATTTAGTTGTAAATTCAGGGATTTGAACGCATTACTACATCGACGGTCATCACGAACCGTCGCGTTTCGCTTTCGATGTCATCGCGGCGGGACGGTTCCCCTGCGATGTCTACAGCGTGCACTCCGCGGCCCTTGCCGGGCAGTTTGAGGAGCCATACACGCGCCTGCTCGATCAGGTTGTATGCGTCCAGTTCGTTGGCGCCCCATGAGTAGATGATCAAGCGGCGCCGTGCCAGCACGCGGGCTTTGGTTCCCGAATATCCGCTAGAGATTGGCGCCGAATCGATCGTGATCAGCTGCGCTGGGCGCGTTTTAGGCACATCCGTCGCGACCCGAACCGGCATGTTTTCGCTTAGCCAGTCCTTGACCACTTGGGCGTGGTAGGCGAACATCAGCCAGCCTCGCCGAAGTTGTGTAGCAGTGCGTCGTGCTTGTGGTCGTACCGGATGGCCTCTGCCGTTGCGGCGATGGCGGTGGCCCGGTAGTCGCGCTTATCCAAAGGATCATCGCCTTCTACCGAGACGCGGAAACCGTCTCCCAGTCCCGCTTCTTGGTTACAGGCGTCAGCGACCCGCTGCATCATAGGCACGCACACCTTCTCGACGATTTCCTTCGTCAATTCGCTCTGCGCCTTGCGATTCATTCTGAACTGAGCCACTAGCCGGTAACCCTTTTTAGCTCGACAATGACTCCTGGCTTCCATCCGTGGAATCCACCGTCGTTGTCCCGAGTGCCAACAACCTCGTACAGGAGGCCATTCACCACAAACTGGTCAACGAGGTCCACTTGCATGGATGGCATGGCTAGATCCATCTCAGCCTCATCGCGCGAGGTGTGCCCGTCCGTGTCCTCGCTCCTATGGGGCTGAAAGGCGATTGCCTTCATGGCCTCAGGTGTGCCAAATGATGGGATATCGTTACCCAACGAGTCCTGTGTCACTCCTGTAAAAGGAATGTGCACCACAGGATGTGGAGTCGGAAACCTCACCTAAGTCCCATACCGCTCGGAACTCATCGGCATTGACGTAAAGCCGCTATGAAGTGGGCGCAGCATCATTCGATCTTGCTTAGACAGCCAGAGGCTTGATCGGCCACCGCCGAAACGGCTAGTCGCTGAGAAGTCCAGGGAGCTAAGCGTGAGAGATTCTGCACCTTCAGGGACATCCGTCGGGCTAGTTAGTGCTCGCGCCGCAACCCGGGAAACAACAAGTCGCACTACGTCCGGGACCTGGTCGGCATCCGTATAAGTGACGCCGAGATATCCCTCGACGAGCGCGGATGACTCTTCAAGAATTCCCGGAAGGAGCGCTTCCTCTGCGCCTGTTAAGTCCCGCCCTAGACGGGATTCAACATCGGATTGCGACGCGAGCAGCATGTACTAGCTTCCGTCCGGGATAACGGCCGCGACGGGGACCTTGTTGGCGCCCATTGAGGTTGCGGCAGTGCCCAGAACGTAGGCGTAGCGTGCCTTGAAGCGCAGCGCCACCATGTCGCGTTCTGCGAGGTTGATCGACCCGACGGTGGCCTGGTCGAGCAGCTTGACGGCGATGTCCTGACGCACGCCGATCTTGACTCGTGACGAGTCGACGATCACAGCCGACGCACTGTCTGCGTCCCATGCACCGTTGCGGTTGAAGTAGGTGCGGAACCCGTTGAATGACTCGTCCCGGAAGATGGGGAAGCCGTTGGCATCACGCAGGTTGGCGACCTGGTAGCGCAGAGCCAGGGACGACACGAGGGTGTCGGGCTGCCATCCGGCCAGTGCGATGGCTTCAGCCGCCTTGTTCGATGCGCCCACAAGGTCGTTGGCATTGGCCGTGCCGTCTGTCACCGCGAAGGTCTGGCTCGCGGACACTGCCGCGGGAAGCAGCGCGGGCGAAACCCAAGAGGCGGGCTTGTCGGTTCCGAAGAACACTGCTTCATCCAGCTTCTTGCCGATGGCCTGGCCAGCCAGGCGCGCAATCTCGCCGAGTACGTTCTCGGTAGCATCGTCGATCACGTTCTCGTGAACCGGGATAATTACGGCGATTTCCTCGGCAACCAGCGTGCGGTCAGCCCACGTGACCTCGGACTGCGGCTTGACGCCCGAAGAGTCGGTAGCCGACTCACCGACCCAGTCCGCTTCTGGCAGGGTTGCCAGAACCGGCAGGTGGGTGAGCTTGGTGCCCATGTTGACAGTGCTGAACGCAGCGAGAGCAGTGGATGCCTCGGTCGAAGCGTTCAAAAGGTCCGAGGCGTACGCCTCTTGAATGAGGGTAGCGACCTCGGCGCGAGAGATGTCAGCCATCTCAGCCTCCTAATTTGTTGTACTTCCGCCGAGGTCGTTCCTCGCGCGGGAGATTGCTAGTTCCCCGCACGCATGCGCCGCAGCTGTTCTGCGGCATGAGCTTTCGGGGAAAGGGCGGTACCGCCGTTCGCGGCTGCACCAGACTTGAGGCCACCACCGGAGGTGGCCGTTGTAACCTTCTTGGGTGGGGGCGCATTCTTATCTCGCCAGGCGATGAGTTCGTCTGCACCTGCCTCGAGTTCTTCTCGCGTGCGTCCGATTAGGGATGACGCCGGGACACCCTTTTCAGATGCGACCGCGGCTCGCAGCGACTCGAGTTCAGCTTTTTCCGCACGCTTCTCCGCTGCATCGGCCCGTTCGGACAGTTTTTGCAGCTCGCTCTTGTTGGCGGCCTCGATTTCGTCGAGTTTGGCCGCCTTGGCTTTTAGTGCGTCGTAGTCGGAGAATTTCGCTCGCTCGCGCCCTAGTCGTTGCGCTAGGCGCTTGTCGAATTCTTCTTGATTGGTTATTGGGTCGAACTTTGACTCAGGCTCACGCCCCTCGCCCTCTTGGGACTCGGGAGTAATGCCTGATTCGTGTTCCTCCACTGCTTCACCCATAGGGGTGCCTCCGTTTATGCTCGTCAGCGACCGACCGTTGAGCGCTGGTCGTGGGCGCCTTCATCACTGCTGCGATGGAAGTTCTTGTGTGGGCGGCGGTACGGGATGTTGTTCGTTCTGCCGACCTTCTTGCATGGCTTTAGATATCGCCTGGATCTGCTGCTGGGTGAATCCCGGAACCGATGTGAGCATCAGTTCAATGGGTATGCCAGTTGAAGCAAGTTTCACGATTCCATCAACCACGGTTGCGAAGGAACGCGCCTCCGTATCGCGCCAAACTACTTCTGCCGCTGAGTCATCGGCTGTCTGCGCATCACCATCCATTGATGCGGCGATTCTGAATACTTGTTCCCATGACTCTCCGAAGGAGTCGCGCTTGGCAGACAGCTTGCGCTGCATGGTCGCTTCCGCTGATGCCAGAGCATCGGCGGATACGTTGATCATCTTTCCCGTTACTTGAGACGGGGAGATCCCCGCTGTCATCGCGACATGCTCAACCATCGATGCAAGGAGACTGTTGTAGCCGTCCATCGATGCAGCTGGGAAACTCTTGGCGTCAACACCCTCATCTTCAAAGGCCCAGACACGCATTCCCGAAGCTTTGAGTACTTCCTCTTTAGTTCCGGCCCATCCTGTGATTACCTTCTGCGGGAAGGCGCCGAAACGGCTGACGATCAGCCGGTCGAAGTTGACGTTGTTGATCGTCTGCTGTGCCTGAATGAGCGGTGCAACCTCGCCCACAATCCAATCGTCGGCATCCCGGTTATTGACGAACCGCACAACAGGACACACCGGCTGCCCCTCGAGGGTGCCACCGTGTTCGATCGGATCCTCGACCTCACGGATAGACAGTGGCAACAAGGCCAAGTCGGGAGTTAGTTGGCCGGCGGTGAGTTCCCCTAGATCGAGCTGGTAAGTGTGGGTGCTATCAATGAGGAGCCCGCGGCGGTGGGGCTTTGCGTCACGCTGAGTAACCCAGGTTTCGAGCGCGTATTGCGGGCAGGCGTCTAGTGTCGGGTCGTCATATACAGCTAACAGCTGACGCGGGGACCTCGGATGGAATACCGGCCCTGCATCTCCTGGAAGCACAGTGACGTAGCCGGATCCATATGTCAGTGCCGGACCATAGACTTCGGCTTGCCGCGCATCCATTCGGTTGCGCTGCCACATCTTCCAGGCTGGGTCATTTTCTTCGGCGGTAGCCTCGCGGTATCCCACCACCGAGAGGTTCTGAGCATACGAATCCCTGACAACACCCAGGACATTCATCACCGATAGCTTGGCCAGCTCTTCGAGTTCGTCGCCAGCGCCCTCGGGCACCGTTGGACGGCCACGAAGCCCCTTGACGTACCCGTAGATTCGGTCCAGCCAGCCGAGTTCTTGCAGCTGTAGCGTCCACATGTCGGAGACCAGTTTCTTGATCTGCTGCTCATCAAGCATGCTGCACCTCCTTACGCGAATGTGGCACGGCCGGTTTTCTTCTTGCGGCGCTTGCCGCTATTGAGGACCACTCGAGCGCCCATAATGGCGCCGACCATGCAGACGGCTAGATCGATCAGATTGTTGGAGTCTCTGGTCACTTTTGACAGTGAGACGCCCCATTGATTTGGCCGCTCCTTGGCGGCGTACACGTGGGTCATGAGATGGGGGTTTCCGTCGTGACGGAAGTCGCCGGCTAGCCCTTCTTCATCGATCCACCGCCGAACCATTTCGGCCGCTTCGGTGAACATTTGGTTCCTAGCCATGGCGCCTGGTTGCGCCATTCTCATGTCAAATAGCACGCAGTTGCCGCGCGCATCCCCTGGTGTCGCCCACACCGGCAGCTTGTTGCGCAGGTCTTGATGCAGCCGATCGATCATGGGCTGCCAGTAAAGCGCCTCGGTGTCGTCATCCTCGGCGGGCGAAGGGTCGATGCCGATCCATTGAACATCGAACCGGTCGATGGCCGCCCGTATCTGCGCCTCGACCTCACCCCGCGGCGCTAGCCACCGCTGCTTTGTTTGATCCCACCCCTTTGGCTTCTGCCACACGCATTTATCCCCGGGCGCGAAGGCGTACATGTCATCCAACCGGCACGCATAGAGCCCTGTTGCGTCATGCGATTTCGAGCAGTCGACGAACAGTGCAATCTGATCACCGTCGTTGACAACCTTCTGTTCAGCTAGCGCCGCGAAGCAGTCTGGCTGTATCCAGGCGTCCTCTTCGGTGGCCAACCCGTTGAGGTAGAAGCGGATTGAGTCGGCCACTGACGTTCGATCATCGGCCATCTCATCAGATTTCCGCTGAATGTCGTTCCAGTCAGCATCGAGATAAGCCTGGTTTAGCCCCCGGAACCTACCCGGTTCGGTGAGGATGTCGAAGGGGGGCGCAGCTTCGATTGAGTGGTAGAGGATGTCGCGCTTGCCGCGGTATCCGGGAGCCTGCTGCTTCTGCCAGGCTTTGAATGCCTTTTCGCCCTCAGTGTCACTGCCCTGACGGTGAGCGTTGGTGTACTCGCACATGCGTGCCTGGATGTAAGACGGCGACTTTCCGACATTCCTTCGAGCCATGCTGGCAACGCGAGTGCCACCATTTGACTTCGACATGTGGTGGGTCTCATTGAGAGCAACGAACGTAGCTGGGTCACCTTCGCCGGATTCCTCCGCGGAAGGGGGGATCTCGAAGCGCCCACCATTTCCCTTGAGGACTGTTCTCGTTTCGCCACAGTCAAGCCCGTAGTATTCGCGCGCCGCAGCACCCCACATCGCATTGGCGACCCGCAGAACGTCTTTGGACTGCTCTTGCGAGTTGGACATGACCTGCACGAGGGGGAATCCACGTTGGCGGCCAATTGGTCTGCCAGTCTTCTCATCCCAGTCGTAAAGCTCCACCGGTCCCAATAGCTCGCTGTTGCACATACCCGCGGCCATCGGGTCCTTGCCGGTGCCCTTGGCGCCGCGCACTATCCCTGACCTATGGGAGAAGCGGCCATCGGAATCGACGTGATACCAGAGGATCAGGAACCTGCGTTGAAAACGAGTCCAGCGCCACGGGGTTCCAAATTGATAGTGGATCAAACCGGGTTCTTCGGTGCGCCCCTCGGACCAGTCAATGATTGCCGGCCCCAGACTGCTGCGCGCCAACGCTTCCCGCTCGTCTGGGTCATCTGGCCATGGAAGGGTCAGCCACGCGCCCGTCTCTGGGTCGACTCGATATCCAGGAAGTAGTAGCTCAGAGGTCCCGGTAGTCTGCAATGTTCGTCACCCCGGCATCCGAGTCGCCTACCGTAGTTGGCGCCTCGATGTACCGGATCCGTAGGTCGCGTAGGTAGTCGAGAGTTGTTCCAAGCACCTTCTCCCGGTTTCGGAGCTCGGTGGCATGCCGCGTCTCCCCCTCATGCACCAGCGCGGCTAGCTCTATGGAGTCGAGCGCGAAGTCCCATTCCGCAGGCCCCCACAGCTTGCAATGTGGCATCGCCCGCCACGCATTCCACTTCTGCTTCGTGCGATCCGGCCAACGACGACCATCGGCACGAAAGTCGGGTAGATCCTGGCCGCCCTCAAACGGCACATTCAGTACCTCGGTCCAATCATGTGTCGGCTTGTGGCGATTCACCGCCTGGCCAGCGGGCTTCGCCTTACGACCCGCTACAGGCATACGAAACTCCTAAGTGAAAACGGTTTGCATTTCACACAGACAGGCAGACGAGTGGCTGGCCGATGTCCGTGTGCTGGTCGAGGGGGTCATCCCCCCAGGGTGTCGCTTGGGTGTATTGGTGGTCTGCGTCGTCCTGGGTGGTGACGTAGGGTCTCGGTGGTCTTTTGTCTGTGGTGGTCGTGACATAGGGCTTGTAGGCGTTCCGGGTTGTCTCCTAGGGCCTTGCCGTCTATGTGATCGACCTCGGTGGCGGTCCGTGTGCATCCTGGCCATTGGCATATGTGGTCTGCTCGCTCTAGTGCTTGCGCTCTGGTCTTGCGCCATGCCCTTGTGCTGCCGCCGCGCCATGCCTTACTGGGCAGTGGATGCTCCGCCTCGTGAGCAGACTAGGACGGGCATCAGCAGTACTCCAGCTCTGTTGTGGGTCCAGCCCATTGGGTGCGTATGCCTGTGCGGTGGGCTTTGCGTGGGGCGTTGCGTGTGGGGCGCTTGGAGATCAAGGTGTCTGCGTCCTCGTGGTCTACGAGGCTTGGCCATGTGTAGGCGATGCGGCGCTCTTGGTCTCTGGCCCATGTGGTGATGGCGTCATCGATAGGCATCTCAGGCAGGGCCTCGAGGAGATCGGGTACCAGGGTGGTGCGTATGCAATAGCCCACTGCGTGCAGCAGATGCTCGGATACCAGCCAGGGTGAATCAGTTTTGTCGGCCTTGGTTGTGGCACGTTGTATGCCGCGCTGCCATAGACGCGGATAGTTGGTCCCCAAATACAGGGACACGATGTCACAAGGGGCCGCGGTAAGCGCAGCCTCGAGCTGCGTGCGGAAGTCGTCTACAGGTTGGGCGTCATCCTCCAGCACAACAACCCACTCAGTAGGGCTAGTGGATAGCCACTCAAGTACATGGCGGTGGTTGCCGTTACAGCCCTTAGATCCGCTGTCTAACGACAGGAACGCTGCACATGTAGCTTCCATCAGGTTATGAGCAGCAGCAGCCCGCTTGTTGTGGGCGACTATGCCAATGCGATAGGACACTACTCAGAGAGGTAGGCGCTCAACCGAAGACAAGCGCAGTGTGGTGGCGCTTGTGGCAGCGGCGAACCGGAACGGTTCGATGCGCTGGTTGGTTTTGCGGTTGTAGACCACGTTCGTGAAGTCCACCCGGTACGTCAGCTCGGGCAGTGGCCCGATGGCTTCGGTGTTGGCGAGTAGCTTCACGCCCGGTGTGGAATCGAGAGTCTTGAGTACGCCGTCTTCCTCGATACGCCCAATGATCGGCTCCAAACGCACCGTGGTCGGGATATCGGAGATCGTGGCCAGCACTTCCTTCACCGATGGAGTGAAAGTGACAGTGCCGGAAATCATCTTCAGATCCGGCTCGTTACCGTCATCGGACCCATCAGAGACGATGGCCTGATAGGTGTCGGCCACAGTGAAGTACACGAAGGCTGCCATTAACCGTTCTCCCTTCGCATCTCATCAGCGAGGTCTTCTAGACGCTTATGTTCATCGGCCATCGCTCTAGCGCGGTCACCGACAGGATCGAAAGGCGGGGTGCGCCACCCACAGGAGCAGGCACCACCCTTGCGGGTCTTCCCGCCGGGGAGCATCTGCTCAAACATTCCGACGATGTGGGAGTTCACCCACTCCGCCAAGGTGTACTGGGTGCCGTCAGGGCCGGTAATGAGGTGTTCGGCCATCACACACCCCCTGCGGTGAGTTCGCGGATACGTTCAGGTGTTGTCGCCTGCCGGTACAGCTGGTAGCGGGCTTTGTTGCGTTCAGTGGCGGCACGATCGGCGTCGGTCAAATGATCACCGCTGGCACCGGGTAGGTGGTACAGGTGACAACCAGGGCCGTCGATGAAGCGGGTTGGGCCGCAGCACACCTCAAACGCTCGGCACATCGCGTCATCGTCATACCAAGCACCCTCAAACGACTCGTCGTACTGACCGATCAGTGAGAGTGATTCCCGGGAGACGACATTCACGGCGCCGATCGACTGACGGTCGCCGCGAACCTGGGTGGCCCGCGCCTCGTGTGGTGCGAGGGTGTGGTCACGCACCCACTCTGAGTCCTTCTCGGTGATCGCCATGAAACGCGAGAAAGGTACGACCAGGCCGGGAGCAGAAACGGCCTGGTCGCATGCCCGAAGGATCTGCTCTGCATCCACCAATAGATCGGATTCGCTGTACACCAACACATCAGCATCGGTATACGACGCACCCCGGTTGTATGCGGCGGAACGGTTGAACGACTCGTATCCGCAGCGGCCATCATCCACCACGGTCACGGTCGCGCCCTGAGTGATGCGGAAGTCTCTCCAGTGCTCCAACACTCGAACAAGGTTGGCGGGACGGTTGGGGTCCTTACCGCGGTCCCGGAATGGGATGATCACGGCGATGTTCACAGGTACTCCCCCGCGACCTTCGTGTACCCAGCGCGCAGTAGGTCCCATGTCTCATCGGGGAGCTGCTGCGGCCCGAATGATAGGTGCGACACCACAAACCCTCTGTGGATGACTCGGGGTTGCATGTTGGCTGCGCCTTCGTCGCCGATCTTGAATCCGTGTGGCCAATCCCTGCCGGCGATATGGGCAGGCGACGGGGTATCGAGTAGGTCCGCGAGGCGTTTGAGGGTGGGGTGGTCGAGTCCGATGCAGTTGATCGACAACCAGTCTGTTGTCTGGATGACTTGGTTGGGCTGGCCGGTCACATCCCGCCAGTGGGTGAGGAAATGTACGTGTGACATGTGGGCGTAGTTGCCGGACATGTGCACATCCAACAAGGGGATGTTCAGGTTCTCGAAGCCGCGCCAAATCAGCGGCTCTAACCATGTTGAGGCGCCGTTGTTCACGGTCAGCGCGGATACAACGCTGCCGCGATATTCGTCTATCGCCTCGAGGTATTCACCGAATCGTGCGGTCTCAAAGAACACGTCATCGTCGTCGACCTTGACGAACAAACAGTCCCGGTATTCGGGTTGGGCGTAGTGCCACCACACTTTGTTGAAACCGGTCCAGTGGCATCCGCCGTGGAATTCGTTGCGGACGGTGATCCGCTCCCCTGTGATGGTTTGCAGATACTCCGCATCCTTGGGGTCGCGGGCGAGGTTCCAGACGTGGTATTCGACGTTCGGATGCTCAGCCAGGATGCGTTTGATATACGGGACTTGAAGTTGCATGTTGGCTTTGCGGCCTGCGAACACGAAGAGGATGACTCGCAACACAACTCCCTAGGTGATCCGAATCGCCCAAGCCTCATGCGAATGCCCCACCACACACCAGTTGATGCCGGTGTGGTCGGCGTATTCGCGCCAGGCTTTCATCTCGTGGTCTTCGCAGCCGTCGTAGCTGTGCCATTCGTCGAAGACGACATAAGTTCCAGGCTTGAGGTGTAGGTGTTCCAAAGCTGTTGCAGTGGACGAGTACAGGTCGCAGTCGATGTGCACCAAACCGCACTCGGGGAATGTGAATCCTGGCAGGGTGTCGGCGTACCGACCTATTACTAGGCGAGTGTTGTTGATGGCCGGTGGTTTATGCGCGAACGACCCCTTAGGGAATCCGTCGCGCCAATCCTCGGGTAAACCGGTGAAGCTGTCGAACCCGATCACCGGCATGTGCTCGGCAATGATGCGGGTCGATTCGCCTTTACCTACCCCGAACTCCAAAGCCGCACCAGAAGGCCTCAAACCGACCACATGCCGCAGAAGCGAATAGTGCTCTACGGGCGGGAAGTACGGTCCTAACTGGTAGTCCTGGACGCCTCCACTTTCCCGGTAGGGAAAGTGCGGCCATGTTGGGTGTTTGTGGCCCCAACGGTTTCCGTTCGCTTCACACATCCGGGCACGCTCGGGAAGCTCAAACCGGGAAGAACCTGTGCGGTTTCCTTCGGCTTTGTCTCGCGAGTAGATCAGGTTGTGTGATCCGCGGACATCGGCGAATGGCCATCGCGTCAACCCCGCGTCGTGGATTCTCTGCGACCAGTCGACGTGTTCGCCGCCGTGCGCCCCATATCCGATGTCCATGCCGCCCACCGTGTCGATCACTCGGCGTTGGGCGTATAGGAGAACTCCGCGGGGGAATCCGATAGCGAAATGCTGCTCGTCTTGGTGGGTGACGCTGTGCCGGCCGCCGCTGGGCCACTGGAACGACAGATGCGGTTCCGGCGACTCAACGTAGGGCTGCCACCACTCGTCTACGGTGGGCCACACATCATCGTCGGCGAGAAACAGGTGGTCGCACCCAAAGTCCATGAGCTCGGCGATGCAACGGTTTTTCGCCATCGCAATACCCATGGGTGATGGATGGCGAACAACACTCACGCTAGGCACTCGATGCACTAGGATACCGCGCCAGCCCTCAAGGCATAGCGGCTCGTCGCTGCCGTCGTCCACAACAACAATCGGCACATCAGCCGAGGTGTGCTCGATCCAATGCATTAGAGCGTTGAGGAGAACGTCTCGGCGGTTGTGGGTGGTGATCGCTACCCCGAGACGACGCCCGGTCATCGCTAATCCTCTTGACTGTGTGTCATCATGCGAAGTCGAGCTGAAACGACCGCTGCGGCAGCTTCCTCTTTAGTGCTGAAATAGCCCGAGTAGGTCGGCTGCCCCTTTGACCTGACCTGCGCTAGCCAGGGCTTTAGGTAACGACGTGAGCTGATTGAGTATGAGACGCCACGGATGCCCGACTTAGATGATGAGTTGGCGGTCCGCCTATTTTCCAAGTTCTGCTTACGCGTCGCCAGCCTGAGGTGATTAGGGTTTACGCAGTGCCGGGTATGGCACATGTGGTCAACGTCCATCCCGGGTGGGATTGTGCTCCCCGTGGACATCTCCAGGGAGAGGCGGTGGGCGTAAACCATCTTCCCGCCCACGCTGATCTGACCGTATCCGGCATCATTCTTCGCTCCGGTCCATAGCCAGCAGCGGCCCGACTTATCCACCTTGGACCAATACCTATCCTCAAATGGTGCGCCGGCTGGCAGGCCTCCAGCTAGTGGATCCCCGTGTCGGCGCCATCGCTGGTAATGCGATGGACATAGACCGCGCGTCCGACGCTTTATGCCACAACCAAATACCGCGCATGTGTCGATTGGGCTAGTCATCTAGCCAGTCCATGCATTCTGGGCATTCGGCGTCCCCGCAAGAACAGGTAGTTGGGTCGACCGCCCGTCCCAAGTCTCGCTTACGAATTCGGGGGGTCTCCCAATCCTTGGATCGCCTCACGAAGGGCAACCCTCGCAGTGCTGCACGGCCATCTGATCTCCCGTTTCGCCTGTACCCGTCGGGGTGGAGGTCTACGATCCCGCCATGATCAAGATCGCAGCTGCAGCCGCCGTAGCGGCCAGCATTGTTTTCGCGCCCGCGGCATACGCGGACGATGACGCCTACCTGGACGAACTGTCCGGGCAGGGCTTCCAAGTGATGTGGCAGTCCCGGCCATTCCTGCTGGCCGCCGGGAACGGCATGTGTAACGACCTACGCAACGGGGAAACCCCGGAACAAGTAGCCTCGCACTCCAACTATCCGAACGCGACACCAGCCAATCTGCTGGCTATGGCGCGATCGGCGAAACGGAACCTATGCCCCTAGGTTCACGATCCAGTAGCTCATCCATGCGGCTGTAGGCCACAAGCTCGGCATCAACATCACCCTCAGTGCGGGCTATACGTAACCGCTGCAACGCTTCTAAAATGCGGAGCTGGTTAGCGGTCAGGGCCATAGTCGTAGAACCGCTCGCCGTAGAAGTACGGTCCGAGGACCCTAAAGAGCTCGCTCCGATTCTCGCGCCATATCCCGACGGCGCCATGTGGCCACTGCAGCGGGCGCAGCTCCGGGTACTCGCCCAACGGTTGACCATCAAGCATGATTGCCTCCCAAAGGGATTCAGCAGTCGGAAGTTAGAAACGCCTGCGCCGTAGCCACTAGGCCCGTTGTGATGTACGACGGCTGAGATCCCCCTCTGGGGAATATGCAAATCCCACCAACCCTGTCGCCAACATCATCGATCCACTGGGAGCCAACCACAACCACATAGTCGGTAGGTATGGCCGGTTGGCCGTCGTCGGCTTCATCATTGGCGATCGAAATCAGCTCGTTAACAGCTTCATCGATCTTGCGGTAAGCCGCTTTGCGCAGGTCTTCGCTCATACCTCAATTATCCCGTGTTTCAACGGGATAAGCGGTGTCTAGCGGCCTTCGATTGCGGGGCGGTCCAGTTCCCCGTCGATGGTTGGCCGGTGCGGTATCTTGCAGCTCACCATCGCCACGGGGATAGTTGGCGCGTTTCGCTCCGCACTTCCAGACCATGCCCAGTCGGGGCGCGTGTACGGCTTTGACCCGTCAAGCGAGAAGTCCTCGGGGGCATAGCGCACATCGTCGGTTGATACTTCAATGTGCATGAGTTCCACATACTGCCCGAACAGTTCGACATCTTCCTGGTCGATTACCACCGGAAGGCTGGGGTTCATGCGGGATAACTTCGCGATCAGTTCGCCGACGTTCATCCCGGATTCTGTCCATCAGCGTCTAGTGGCACCTTGCTTATAACGAATATCGCCGCCACAGCAGCAGCCACCGCGGTCATATCCAAGCCGGCGCCAGAAGCGTCGACCATGTCCATATCTCGGTCAATATAGGGGCCTATGCCTTGTTCGGCTTGTAGCTCCAGCGCAGTCCATATGACATCTTCGATATTGGCTACGAGCTCGTCTTGCTCGGTCGGTGGTGGCGGTGGTGGTGGGATGTCCGCCGGGTTGCGCCATAGACATCCACAGTCTCGGCACTGACGACTATCCAGGTACCGCTCATCGTGAATGTCCCAAGGATGCTCGCAATAGGGACACACGCTCATCCCGGATTCCTTACGTCATCTATCGAACCGGGTGGGATTCGACGGGAGCCGAACATCCGCCGCCGTTCAGCGGCTTCCTTGGCCTCGTCTTCATCGCGCTGAGTCCATACGCCCAGCATCTTGCGGCGCTCGGTAGGAGTATCAGTGTCCCTACCGGCATTCTCGGTCATCGCCTCGATGTAAACCCGTTCATACGTTGCGATAGCACGGCTTAACTCTTCATCCGATGTATCAGAAGGATCGAAAGAGAGTCCGAGTTCACGTGCCCGGTCTATATGGGCTTGGGATGGTTCAGTCATCGGTCAGTTCCTCTGCCGTGAAGATTAGCGGCGCCAACTCGTCCAGCGCCTCGCCTAGGCCGCGAATTGAGAGTTCGTTGAGCCACTTGTCGCACCATTCCCGTACTGGCCTCAAAGCTTCACGGGCAGAGGCGACGCCAGACGTTTTGTCTTCCCATGAGTAATTGTATTTGGGGTGAAATGACCGATGTGCAGCCTCCACGGCTGGGTCACCACTCATGGTTGGGTCGCTCATCCCTCAATTTTACCGAGCTACAGCGTAAGTCGCGGTGTCTATTCAGGAGGGAAGGTTGGGCCTTGCACATGGAAGTAGACGTCCGGGCCTAGCTGCTCCATTAAGCGAAACTTTCTATTCTTCAGCATCTCGTCCCATGCCTCGCGCGTCTCGTCGCGCATCTTCTGAAGGTCTGACAAGGTGTAGCCGCGCCCACGATTTGGATCGCATGGAGCGCAGAAGTAGGTGGTTACTTCGGGATTACCCTCGGCGTGCATGGCGATGCCGACTTCCATCGACAGTTGATCGCCGCACTTGGCGCACTCACCCATCTATCCATTATCCCCCGATAGCACCGGATACTGCGGTGTCTACAACCGTCTCCGGTACGGCTCGTAGAAACCCTCGGGCTTGTCCAACTGGAACATTTTCGGGGGCAGCCACAACGTCATCGTCACCGACGACATTTCGTTCTCCGAGTGGGCTTCAACCTGTACTACTGCTATCCAGTGCAGATCGTGGGTGCGTATCCAGGCGATCTGGTGGCCCCGCATCCAAGCCTCTAGGCGTAAACCCTCTGCCCTGAGGGTGATGTTGCGGTTCTTGACTAATCCGCCGACACAGCCGGGCAGGGCTTGGTTCATGTCGACGTAGACGGTTCGGTACAGCTTTTTGAGCGTGGGGAAGCGAGGGTTGCTAGACCACCGCTCGAACACCTGTTCGATAGTAGAACAGGGGGGCTACAGGGGCAAGCCCGTCAGTGGTCAGCGAGAAACGCCTCGATGTCGGTGATCATCTGCTGCTCAGTCAAGTAACCGCCGTAGCAGCGGACTCCTTCGATCATTCGAGACGAGAACGCAAACAGCGCCACATCGTCGTTAGGCGGCGTAGGCGTCGGCGGCCTACCTATGTCGTCGTCCACAACTTCGATTATCCGCCGATTCGGACGGACTCGCGGTGTTTAGCGTCGCCCGAACAGGCTGCCGAGAATGTCGATCGGGTTGGCCGCTTTGACCACTCCCCTGATCTCTGAACCGAGCTGACCTAGTTCAGCTTCCGCGCTACCAGCGATACCGTCAGCGGACGTCTGCACCACACCCACGGCGCGGTCAACGCCGTCGCGGGCGATATCCAGCAGGCCATCCATGAACTTCGGCACCGTGTCGTCAGGGATCTTCCGGTTCGCGATGCGCTCACACATGGCCACGAGTAGAGGGGCCATGGCTCCGGCTAGTGCTGCGAAGAATCGATCAAGCATCACGCCTCGCTTGGACGGCCTGTTGCAGTTGGTCTAGCGCAGTGCGGATTTCTGCGTGTCGGGCTTCCCGGCGCTCGTTGTAGTCGTTGATCACCTTGTTGTAGCGGTCAATGAAACGGTTCAGTAGCCACAACAGGACTCGCGGACCCAACCAAATGATCAGCATCAGTGCCAGCGGCGCGACTATCGCCGACGCAAAGAAGGTGTTCACTCGGACGCTCCAGAATCTTGCGGCACGCTCACGATCACCTGTTCTGTCCAGCTTGTTGGGTCGTTCTCGGGATCTACTCGACACCCTGTAGAGCAGGGGGCGTAGCGGATACGGCCACAGGGGATGCAGCAGCGGACACGAGACAGAGGCATGGGAACCTCCGGGCATGAGAAAACCCCGCCTACCTGCGTAGACGGGGTTGAAGAAGTAGATGCGGCTAGCCGTGCTTTAGAGACACGTGTAGCACCCCTTCATTCTCACTCATTCTCGATCGAATTACAAGCCTGTCATTTCGTCTCGGTAGGTACCTCGTACGACGACGGCACGTGCGCCATATTCGCGAATGGCGCTGGCGCAATCGTGATTCCCTGCTCCCGCAGGCCGTTCGTTACTTCAGTGATTCCAGCGGGAGCCCTACGCACGCGGAATTCGATGTCTGACATGAAATCTTCGAACGCCGACACCACCCGGGAAGCCGATTCTGAACGCTGCGAGGCGCGCAATAGGTGTTGCAGTTGCTCGCGTGCCACGGTCGAGACGGGTAGGCCGCGTTCGTCGGCGATCTTCTCCAGTCCCTCGTATTCCTCTGGGGATAGGCGGACTTGGAGTGTGCGGGTTTTCGGATGTCCGCGAGTGACTTTGGTTTCGTCGGTGATTGGGGCGTCCGGGTTGGCTTCGATGGCCTCTCCCTCAGCTTCGATGAGGGCGGCCAGATCTTTTTCGGTCATGATGTGCCTCCTTCTCGGTAGATGCGCTTGTCGCGGTCGTTGGCGGGCCAGCAGTTGACGCCGCACTCGATGCCGTCTTTTACGATCGTGATGACGGTGAGTACCTGTTGTGCGGTGGTGGAGTATCCGATGGTCCGAACACCTTTGCCGCTCTTAGATGCGGGGTCTGGGACCAGCGTTACACGCTCCGGGTCGGCGAGTGCTTCGTCGGCCATGGCGGGCGTCATTGCCCGCTTGCCGATGTAGTCGCCCCGGTAGGTCCAGTCCGCTCCCATGCCAATAGTGTATTACATCTGCAATACACACGCAAGGGTTTGGGGTGCCTAGTTAGCCACCAAAACAGCAGCTAGACGGCACCTCGCTCACCATCACCAAACTCCTCCGCCACCCGAGGAACGTAATACGACCACGGCTGCCACCGCGCCTGTGGCTCCGACACCATCTCCACCAACAACCCCAACATGTACCGGGCACGGTCCGTATCACCCGCATCCAGCGCCGCCTGCACGTCGGTCGCCGCCTTACGTACCTGCTTCGGCATATTCATGTCAGGTTCCACGGAGCCCCCAATGTCTCGCGTACATGTCCACCAACCACCGATTGATCCGGCCCCAATCCGGGGTATCACGCCAGCTCGATTGAGCAATAGCGGATTCCAGATTGGCGGTGATGTCATTCAGCTGATCCTTCACCACCTCTAGGGGCACCTCACCTTTACGAACCTTCAACAACTCACGCCGATTACCGTCTGTCATCGGCAACGGTATTGAGCCTTGAGTCATCAGCTCTATGCCCTGGATTCCAAGGCGTAGCGCGTGATATGCGTACTTGGTGTCGAACCCGTACTCGGCAATCAGTTCGGGCCGGTTGGTGTGCCGGTGATGGGTGCCCTCCACCCCTTCGCGTTGAGAGTTCAGGTAACCGAGGAATTTACGGCCAGCCTGCTTGGTCACGAACAGATCCGCGGATGCCTGCAACTCGGCACCCATCTCTGTATTGGTGACGAGCTCAACGTCGGGTATCCACAGCATAAGCAGCACCGAAGGGTTGCCTTCCGCTGCCAATTTTGTCCACTTCCGCAACGAGTACACAATCAGATCCAGATCACCCGCTCCAGATCGGACGCCATCGGGTTGAGTGCGGAATATGTACTGCTCGAACTTCTCCAAGCCGATCACTGCCTCGGGCGGTTCCATACAGATACCCATCTCGTCGCGGTCATCGGCTCCCGTGGTGACACCGTGTAGCCCCGAACCGACTTGACCGCGCAGAATGGTGTTGTCGGCTGCTATCTCCCGGTGCCGTGGGGTGCCGTGTCGAGCCTCTGTACTCATATCGGCATTCTCCCAGCACCTACCGCGTCGGCACCAGGCATTAAGTTCACTCCAAAACACCTTCCGGGAGGGGACATTCCAGTACCGCGGCGAGGTGCATGAAGTATTGCGGCCCCCACGTGTAGTGGCAGGCCTGGCAGCTACAGCCTTGTGCGGTGAGTTGCAGGGCGGGTTGGCGGACGTTCTCGCCGGCTGAGTCGCGGCGGTACACCCAACGTTTCTGGCAGGCCGGGCAGGGCGCTGAAACGGTTTTGACGGGTTCAGGGTTCAGGAGGTGGTTGATTCTGTTGCACCAGTTTTCGAGGCTGTTGCTGTAGCCGTCCAGGGTTTTGGTGTCTTGGGGCCGCCACGTTTTCAACGATTCAAGGATGCGGAGCCGCCTTACTGTTTCTGGTGTTGGCGGGTGCGTCAGGTCGCCGTCGAACACACCCGGATCAGACTGCCACTGCTTGACTTCCACATCGATTTCGTTGCGTAGATCGAAAGCGTCGGTCCAGATCGGGGGCTGAGACTTCGCCACCCCCATAAACACTCCGCTGCCCTCCACCGATTCCACCGCGTCACACAACGACGCATACAACGGTTCAGCCCATTCCTTGCGGCCCTCCACAATCTGCAACTTCGGATCAGTCAACGCGGACACACCGTCACGCAGCTTCTCCAACGCACCCGGAAGATCACCATCCGGCTCAACAGGTACAGCAGTCACACGGTCTCCTCGAACTGGTCGCAGCCGCAAAGTCCTTCATGCATTCCGGCTTGCCCCTCGGTGGGTGATAGGCACGTGCCACCCCCGGCGGCATGCATAGCCGAGAAGTGGCGGCAGTTTCCGCATCGCTCAAAGTCACTCACGAGGCTTCTCCGTTCGACGGTGGATCGTTCTCTGCCATATAGCGTTCCCAGGCGAGACGGCGAGTACGGGCGACATGATGAGCTTCTGCTGCGGCTAGGGCGTCTGATTCACTGTCGCCGAGGTAGACCTCATCGGGTATATGCCACCCAGTGCTGAAAAGCACCTGCCACGAACTAGCGCCGTACTTGAACAGAATGTAAGCACCGCCGTCAACTTCGGCGCGGCATCCATTCTTTGGGACGCGAATATCTGGGTTGTGGTCCCATTGCAGCGGTTCAGCACTCAACTCAGCCACGGCGGTAACCCGTCAATCCGTTGAGGTCATAGCCACGTCGCCTAAGGCCCGTCGCGCCTTCGCCTTTGAGGATGTATTCCGCGAGCCACGTGGCGCGATACGCATTTATTTCGGGATCGCTACTCGGCTGATAGCACGACCAGTCAACGGTCTTATTGAAAATCCCGTAGACCTTGCGGCGCAGCTTCACCATCAAAAATGTTTGCGCCAGTGGCGTATCAAACTTGACCTCCCACCACATGCCAGCAGGTGGGTCGGGCATCTTGTACTCACTCAACTCTCACTACCGCCCTTGCATTCAACAGCTTTTGTTATCTGTAGATAGAGCGCGGCCCCCTGCCGCAATGGCCGCCCTAGGTGATTCATCACGAAGTACGTGCCGTCTGCGCGCTGGCGTGGGGTCCACCACTTACCGCTTCGGCGATCTTCAACTACCCACAAGTCGCCGTCACGTGCAACAGTCAGGGTCAACTTCATACCTCAATTATCCTCCGTTTCAGGACAAGTCGCGGTGTCTAGCCCGCTTTCCTTTCCTGGTTCCACCTACGCCTGTCCTTCAATGACAGCTCCCCGTAAATACCGTGCTGGTCGTGTACCTCTATCGCGAATTGGAGGCATTGGAGTTTGACGGGGCAGCCGTGGCAGATTTCCTTGGCCCGCTTACATTCCCGGCTTGCCCCCTGGTCCGGAAACCACCATTCAGTCGGGAGTCCACGGCACGCCGCTTCGTCTTGCCACGACAGGTCCGCGACAAGACCGGTGAGGCATCCAACGATGTCTGCGGCAACGCTTCCCCCGGCTATCCAGTCGGTAGGGCTTGAGTGCGTCATCAGCTTGCCCTCCCCCGCTTCATCACCATCCGCTCATGGGCGGTGACCCCACCAAAAATCCCGTACTCTTCATTAGCTCTGAAGGCGTATTCCAAACACTCGGCAGTGACCGGGCATTGGGCACAAATGGCTTTCGCTGCTTTGGCCATCGTCCTGCCCGGACTGCCCGGGGTGGGGTAAAACAACTCGGGATCTGTCTCGGGGCAAAGGGCTTGTTCGGTCCAGGGCTCGTGGTTGATGGACCACATGTCGGCGCCACCGTCTATGATTCTTGGTCCGGGGTGAATGTTTCTCACTAACGCCTCCAACGTGTCTCATGCGGCCAATGCCTTGGTTTCCCTAAATCCCCCTGCCCATCCATGGCTATCCATCTACAGGGATGTCCTTCTGGGGCACTACAGTCCGGGCACACCCGCTCCGCAGCCCCGGTTTCGGTGTATGCCGTAGGTTTCCGGCGGCTACCGGTGTCTTGGTAGTCAGCCACGGTCGGCCTGCCATTGCCGAACCTTCTCCACGTCAGCGGTGTCACATGACATCTCACGGGCAGCGTCGCGCATTTGAGCCCGGGACCATTGTGAAATTCGCCCCTCACCCCATTTGTCCACAACTCGCTGCACGGCTTCGATTGCAGGGTCAGACATCAGACTCCTCCCGGTGGATCTTGCAGGCTGGATTCCACTCGGACTCGATGTACGCCGGAATATGTGGCTCACCCGGAATTCGAACACGCGTTGTGTGGCAAGTACATCCCTTGCAGACATGGGTCATGTAGTGCGTGTTCGGGGCACCGCACCATGGGCAATCGCTCATCTTCCAACCCCGTGGCAGCGGAGCCAGTCATCACCATCGACTACATACCCGCCAGAGCAGAACCCGTCATCGCTTGCAGGGCAATTCCGTTGCAGGTCTTCGCATAGTTCGAACGGTCCAGCCGCTCGCGCTTGCTCTAGCGTTATCGCTGGTTCGCTCATTCGAACCTCGATCGCAGTTTGTCCAGCTCTACACGAGCGTCCATGATCTCGTTAACGGCGGCCCTACGCTGTGCGTCAGTCTTGGCAGAAAACACCAATACGCTGGCGTCAAACAACATTCGGTCGATCTTGTCTATCCGGTCCGTCGTGTCACTCATCGCCAGGTCCAATCCTGTCCATGTATCCATCGAATGCCGATCTGCCCGACCAGAAGTCGTCAGCCGAGGCAACGAGCACTTCTACATAGGAGAGGCGGGAGTTGGTGGCTGGCACTGTCCAGCGCCACGTGTATCCGTGCACGCCGTCTTCATCCCATGCCCCGGCAAATCGGTACCGGGGTTTGAGGTCGCTCATCGCCCACCTGCCGCGAATGCGCCATGATTCACCCATTCACCTATGGGACGGCGGCGGATCATTAGCTCCACATCGGGCCACCGCTTATGGATTCGTCGCGCGTCAGCCTCGGCTACCTGAACAACTTCCGTGGGTTCACTCAGTAGTTCCAAGTACTCCCCGGATCTTCCCCATACGCTGTACTCGCTTCTCATCTCCCACCCCTTGCGAATGCTGCTATAGCCTCAGCACCAGAGGGGAACTCGGTGCAAACCGTTGGGGGATCGACAAACAGCAAGAATCGCCTACGAACGACCCATATACCGTCTTCGTCCTTGAATATCTGCCACGGCACCCACTTGTCGCTCATAGCTTCACCACGTCTTCTATGAGGTCGTGTGGTGCCGTGACTTCAAGCCCGCAGCAGGTGCAGCGTCCTTTGCGTCTGGTCTCTATCGAGGCTTGTACCCAGTTCCCGATCGTGGAGACATGCTCCCGGCAGATGAACACTTCAACGGCTGGTCTGTCGCAGTGGTCTACGAGGTGGATGGTGACCATGAAGTCCGCGGGCCTGTAGCAGTCTTGGCATGGGGGTGTGCACTCGATCTTTAATCGGGCTAGGAACGTCGTAGGGGTCTCTAAACCGGTTCGGGGTTGTAGTGACACCACTGGTTGGGGTTTGGGCTGTGTGCGTTTAAACCAGGCGGTCATAGCGGCATCACCCGGATCGCTGACGGATTGCCACAAACACCGCACTCGCCGGAAAAGCTGGCGATACCCTTCGCGACCTTTAAACACCGATCACATAGATCGAGTTCGAAATCTCCATGGCCTGTGTAGTCCGTGCCGTGAACCAGGGCCGCCCAAGCGGCTTGGTGATCGCACGCATTCTCGCCGTGCTGCCTGCCGTTACAGCCGGCGATCCGACATTGACATCCCCTCGCTGGCATCTCTCCTACGAGTTCTTTGATGTCTGTTATGGCTTGGGTAGTCACGATGCCGACCTCCTTTGGTTTGTGGCGTCATGGACAAGCTGGAGATTTGGGAAGGGCGTCTTGCATTCGCAGTCGATGACGCCGGAATCGTCAGGGAGGTCGATCCATCCGCTGCCGCCGCAGAGCTTGCAGTTGCGTCGCCGCTCGGCCACTGCTGCGCGTGCCGCCTTCTCTGCGATTTCGGCCTGGAGTTCCTGTGCCTTCTCGGCGTCTTTGACTCGCTTGCAGCCCCGGCAGTTTTCGTCTTCGGGATTTCCGTAGGGGTGGCGCGCGCAGCGCGGGGCTGACGTCGACTCGGGCTCTGGTGAGGTTCCCGGTTTTGGTGACCCCCCTAAAGATTCATTCTGAGGAACGAAGAATGAATCTTTCGTTGGGGTTGGGGTTGGGGTTGGGGTTGGGTTGTCGTGTTCCGCCAGCGTTCCTGCAGCGTTCCGAACACCGTTCTTCCCGCGTTCCGAACGCTGTTCCGAACTACGTTCTGCCGCCTGCCTAGCCTTCCAGGCCTCCTTGCGCGCCCTAGCTTTCTCGGCCTTCTCCTCGATTTCCTGACGCGAAAACTGGAACTTCAGGTAGTCGTGGATCAGGTACTCATCGCCGCCAGGTTCGCCGCCGTCTTCGCGGGAATGACATTCCTCGCACCCATGGCCACACTCGTGCCAAAGCTCTGATGCCATCATCCATTCGATGACCAACTTCACCGCGTCATCACCGTCGACACCAACACCGAAGCAATCCGATTGACTAGTGGTGATACCGATGCCGTCGAAGTCAAGGAAAAGTCGAGCCTTGTTCTTTTTGAAGAATCCGTCCGTTAGGTTCCGGTTACAGAAACCCATCGCCGCGAAGTGCAGCGCCACCCCCAGCGGTCCGACTTCACTAAACTTGTCGTTGTCGTAGAAGTCATCAGAGACGCGTATCCAGCCCATCTACACCGCCTCCTGGTTGTCGCGCTCGAATCCCCCACAAGGGCAGTACCGGTAAAGAGGCTCAAAAGAACCAGGGATAGTGGCTTGGCAAGTGCCGTAGTGACGTTGATGCTCATCGAGAGCGTGGCCGCAGGAGCAGAGGTCGGTCATAGCTCCTCCGAATCACGTTCAGCCGCAGCAGCGGCGGCTATCTGAGAGGCCCTGACGATGACGCCACTGAATGTGAGTGCGTCCTCCGGGCTGAGCATGGTCTGTCCGAATACATCAACGACTCCGCCTTCCCAGACGGTCACCTCGCCAGTCTCAACGCTGTCCCAGCGCGCCAAGATCTTTGGAGCCCCCGCCACCGCAGGAATGAATTCATCCGGTTCCGGTAGTTCCACTACCGCGTACCCGTTGGCCTTCAGTGTTGCGAGTATGGCTCGTATGTGAAGTCGCACTGCGATACCACCGGCAGCATCCCAGTTGCGCTGAGTTATCCAGCTGCGCTCATCAGACCGTAAGGAGGCTGCCAACGCCCGTGTCATTACGCCTTCCGCACTCTCTTCTTCATTGCCGCTCATGCGCATTCCTTCTTGTCTTCAACAAACCCTCCGCAATCACAAAGGGTCACACCGTCATCCAAAGCCCCGTAACACTCAGCTGATTGACCGTTATGTTGGTATCTCTGATGACCACAACGGCAGAAGTGGTAGGTAGGCCAAACAGTCATGCGCCCTCCCCGAAATCGAGCGTCATGGTCTGGCTCGAGAGCCGCTTCGCAGTGACTTCGCAGTACTTCTCGTCTAGCTCAACACCAATCGCACGGCGCCCCAGATACGATGCAGCCGCAAGCGTCGTCCCACTTCCCGCGAATGGGTCAAGAACCAACTCGCCAGCATCACTGAACAAATCGACGAGAGAACGGATCAGCCCCTCAGGCTTCTGTGTGGTGTGCAACCGGCCCTCATTGTGACCCCGGTTTAGAACAATCGGCACTGACCAGACCGCATGACGGCCTCCACCGTTCCACCGCTTCTTCCCCGTCGGGTGGCATATCGTGATTGCCTCAAAACCTGTCGCTGGCCTGTCACCTGAAAACTGCGGAGTGCAACCCAACTTCACCCAAGCGCCAGTCCGAACGTAATCCATACCATTGGCAACGAGATCCCTGCGCCAAAGGTGATCTGACTCAACATCCGAAAACACCAGTACCCACCGCTGTGCCATCCGCGCAAATTGGCCAGCGCAAAACACTCTTAATTCATCGGATAGATGGCCAAAGCCCAAGTCCACAACACGCCGCGTGTCAGCGCCGTAGCGTCCGCCACGATCGCTTTCAACCATCTTGCCGGATCTGACACTGGAATGTGTGTGCTCACTGTAGGGCGGGTCCGTGATGACAGCATCCACTTCACCAAGCGCGGGTAGAACATCGAGGCAATCCCCGTGATACAGCGTCACTAGATCGTCTTGGTAGTAAGGCTTCACGCCGACCTCCCCAACGCCCACTCCCCCGAATCAGCCCACAACGCCAACGCACACATCACTTGTGCCGCAACACCCGGATGCCAGGCACAGAAGTCCACACAATCCCCCAACACCTCCAAGTGATCCCTAGTTCTCAGCGACCGGATCAACTCGGTGGCTTTACGAACCAAAACGTTTTCACTGCCACAGAACTCGTAATCCACCTCTGGAGGCCCTTCAGGTTCAGGCATCGGCTCAGCCTTATACCGCTCGATCTGCCGGTCAGTAACATTCAGCCGACGCGCTACTTCGGTCCCGGACAACCCCTGAGCGGTCAGGGCTTTCGCCGCCACCACACGATCCGGTTTCGACAACGACACCGGATATCCCTGAAGTGCAGCATCCACATTCAGCGGATCAAACGTTGCCCTCATGCCGCCCGCTCCTCACGAATCGACCCGTCGTCGACAAGCCACACCCAACGCTCATGCCGGTAAAACACACGCTCAAAAGCAGGCTCGGCGTACTGCGAGACAAGGAACCCCTTGTCCCGAGCTTGCTTCCGCTCCCCCGTCTCTAGGTATGAGTGACAGGCCCTGCATGCGAGAAGGCTGTTCGACACCCGACTTGTCGTGGCTCGCCTAGTTCCCCCCATGCCTCGAGCACGTCTGTGATGTGCCTGCAGCCCGTCATGCAGGCCACCCATACATATGTTCGGCCACTGCACTTCGCACTCGCCCAAAGACCTCTGGAACATAAGCTCTTTGGCTTCCGCGGTGAACTCGCCGGCCCTAGGCACTAGCGGCCTCCGCTCGCTCCGCGGGGTGAGACTTGATCAAATCGCCAATGAACTTGCGGATCACATCTGCGGTGCACTGCCGTGGGGGCTTGCCGTGCTCGGAGAAGAACTTCCCTGCGGTCTCACGCTGGTCCCACCCATGCTCGGTGCAGGCGGCGGCGAGCTCATCGAGTGCGTCGTCTACGTCGGTGCGCTCTGGGGGTGCCGATGAGCGCTCATACACCTGCGAGTCGGGGTCTGGTTCGTCGGTTGGTAGGCAGAGGGTTTGCAGCATCGCGGTACGGAAAGCCACTGAGTGCGCCTTTGCGGTGGCTTTGTCGCCGGCGTCCATGGATTCCGCTGCGGCGACAGAGGTGATCGAATCACCTTCCGGGCCGTACCAGGTGAACTCGACCGTCAGCCGTACGTGGCCCATGAGGGTGCGGTTGCGGCCCACCTCGACGGTCCCGTACTCGTAGTCCAAGACCTTCGGTACAACGATCACGCCATGCTTAGTCAAAGCTGGATACACCGCCGATGTGACTGCGTCGATGCCGCGGAATGAAAAGCCTTGCTGCTGATTACGCTCACCCTTGCGCACCGCACCGACATCCTTCATGACCTCGGAGAGCGCTTGGTAGATGGTGGTCACTGCTCCACCTCCACTACGACAGCATCCAAGGCGGCGGACCCTTCGAGTGAGAACTTCCCGCGGGCCAATAACTCCCGGATCACCTGCCCTGTATGCTCGGTCGGTTTCACGGTCACATACGGGTTGCCCTCGACCAGGACGATGAGCGGGGTATCGCCATCGGAGAGCTCACCAGCCTTCTTGAGTTGAGCTAGGAACGCGGGCCTAACCTGCTCGACGGTCTCCACCTCGTCCGGGTGATTGGATTTCACCCACTTCAGCAGGGCTTTGTCGTCAACGACTTTCGCGTCAGTGCGCACCGACTTCACTGCCCTACCCACAGGCAATCCGTTAGCCCGCCCAACTACCGCGTCCCCAACCTCCATGGAATCCACAAGGTAAGAGCGGCCCTGGTTCTCTTGATCTTTAAGCGCCTTACCCAAGAGGGCGTACATCGCCACATGCGCCACAGCGTCACGGCTATCACTCACCGCGGATTCCCCTTCTCGTCGTACTCGTCATCAACCCAAAACCAGTCAGGAACAGCAGGACCAGGATCAGACAGACGCCGGTAATCGGTTGCGAGCCAATCGGACATACGGACACCACGACTCATAAGGGATCACCGAGAACTTCGGTGTAGGGGCCGCTGAACCACAAGTTGTCATCTGTGGCTTCCCGAACTAGTCCCCCAGGGCCATGCGCGGATACGCGGTCGATCATCCATTCTTGGTCTTCAAAGAAATACTCATCGCCGTCAGTGTCCCGCCACCGCGACCCCTGCTCGTCTACCCCTAGACGGTCAACGACACGGGGAGTGCGGGGCTTGGGTACGCAATTCGTACTCTCAGGAGATACGGGATGCGTAGTCGCCGGTTCCTGTTGTGCTGGAGTGTCTTCCCACTTGCGCACATCAACCGTGAACACCGCTTCCACAGCACGCGCGTAACGGCGGATCATTGACATCGTGGGGTTGGTGGACCCACTCTCGAAACGCTCAACCTCGGAGTCCTCCAGGCCAAGTGCTTCGCCGATATCGGCCACACTCAAGCCCCTCTCAACGCGAATGCACTGGAGCGCGAATATCAGCTTTAGCTGCTCGTCGGCGTTGTCTGCGCCTACATGGTCAGCTGTTGTTGGGTTCTCAATTCCCGGAAACCGCTCCGGCTCCTGTTGTGCTGTTGGGTCGGCGTCATAACCTGCCGCACGCAAGGCGTTGTGGACCTGTAGTGCCAGATACGGAGCGTCCACGCCATAGAACTCGACGACGCTATCCAGAGTCTCCAGAATGACTCTGAACATTTCGCCGTACTTCTTGGTCATTGGTACCGCTTCGCGGTCAAACACAGACGGCTCCCGCATCAGCCGCTCAAGTCGCGGCTTATCACCTTCGTGGTACTCGTCCGGGTCGTCCGATTGGCAGTACTCCGCTAGATCCTTATGGAAGTACTCCCGTAATTCCTCACGGGACGGCTCCCGGTCTGTCGGGTCGGGCCGAGGCACAAGCGGCTCTTCGCCAGGTGGGAACCAGTTCAACCCTGATTGGTCGTGCCACTGATCGGGGCGGATCTGCGGCCAAGAGTCGGCGTCGTCGTTGGCGGGCCAATCGGCTGCTGATTCATGGAGAGGGGCGTAGAGCCAACGAACGACCAAACCGCGAGCATCCCGACGCCTATCATCACGAACCCCGATCCACCTCCCGTCTGGTCGTCGTGCGATGGTGCCAACAGGTGCACCCTCGGGGATGCTGTTAGCGGCAGCGATCATTTCGTCAACCAGCTCATTGGTCACGGCCCAGCCGGTCGACCGCCGATACTTGGCGTAGAGCCTCTGCGCCATCGCTTTCCGCTGCGCTTCGGTCGGTTCCAGCTTCACAACGCCACCACCCTGTAGCCCTCTTCTGACAACACCTCACCGATACGGGCCATCACAGTCCCCGCATCACCACCCAACGAAAGCTCTTCCTCGATAGCGACTTTAAGAACATCCTTGATGTAGTCGCTCATGACGCCTTCCTCAACGCGGACGCGATCCGTTCAGTAGCTTCACCAGCGAGGCGTTCCCAATCCTTCTCGCCGTACCCGAAATAGATCTCTTCCAAGCAACTCTTGAGCGCCCCGCGCTGCACATCACTTAACCCGTTCATTTGCATGTCCCCTGCCCGTTCGGCTCAATACCCCTGGAACGCAACACTTCATCACGCCTGGCCATAACCTCGGCAATAGAAGCGGACACATCAACACCGCCACGACCGGCTAGGTCTAGGTGCTTGAGCATTTCCGCGCACATCAACAACACCCGCGCATCAGCCTCGTCATGATTGATCGTGTACCTACTCATCGTCCGCGTACAACCTCTGCATATACGGGAGTGGTTCAGGCTCATAGGTAGAGGGATGCTTTGAGAGCCGGGCGATTTCACGGCGCAGGGCTTTGTTTTCGGCGCGGTGTAGCTGCGCATCCGCCCACCACCAGCCCCCGAAGGCAACGGCGCACACAAACAGGAAGGGGAAAAACGATAGAACAAAGTCAAAGCTCATGACTGCCTCGCTAGCCGGATCAACGCTGTGGCGTGGATATGGACGATGGTCTTGATGTCCGAATCCCCTGCTTCAATACGTTCGGTCAGCACACGGATGAATCTGTCCCACACCTCTTCTGGTCCATGTGCATCAACCATCTCCTTCACGGTGATCACCGCTTCGGATAGGTGGTCGTTGGCTGCCGCGAACAGCTGGTCCACGGCGCCTAGTTCTTGGATATTCATCGCCCACCCGCCAAGAACCAAAGCCCCGCCATGAAGATGAACACCACAGCCGTGAGGGATACGAAGCCAAGGATGTTGGCGATTAGATGCCCATGCTGGGATGGATCGTTCTTTGGGCAATCCTCATGAAAAGCTCCATGCTTGTAACACCAAGGGATTGGGTAGATCTGGATCATCAGTCCTCCCAACCGTGCACTAGCGGGGACTGATAGCCAGGACGATGCGCCGTTTTCCAGCACTCCCACATCGCCCACCCGCCAAGCCCAAGCCCGCCGAGAATGACTGCGAGGAAGACGATCGCGCATATAGCAATGAGTAGGGCGAACATCACGCCGCCTCCCCTTCTTCATCTTCGGAATACTCGGGGTCCTCTGAGTCCCAGTGGAATTCGCATCCATGCTTGATTTCGGCATTCAATGCCCGTGGGTTGACCTTGAGTTCAGCGCTAAGCGCCGTATAGGTCTCCAGTTCACACTTGTCGTACCGCCACAACACCGACTCTGGGTTGGGTAGTTGGCTGCGGACAGAGGCCAACATCTCCTCGATGTCTTCCAAATCCATCTCTGCGATGCAGTCAAGAACGTTGCGAGTTCCAGCAGCTGTCGGTCCGTGAACCTTCCTAGGCGGCAACGGATATGCACCATCACAATGAAGATGGAAACCCCTGGGGTTCATGCTTCCCGCCCTCCCTTGTAGTAATCAGCGAACCGCTTCAAGAGAGTGATATGAGTGGGGCAAAACCAGATTGCGCTGTACGCCAACACTTGTCCGGCTACATACGGGTCGATGTTCGCTTTTTTGGTGAGCGATACCCCGGTGTTGAGAACCCCATCGATCGTGGGATCAGCATCCAGACTGCGGCACACCGAGATGCCGTACTTCTCGGCCAGGTCTTGCGCCGAGTCCGCGTGGGCTGGTGGGGCACATGAAACCGCGGTGAGGATTACGGCTACAGCCGTGATGGATCTATGCTTGAACACGCCTGCCTCCTAAGGGCTGGTGTTGGTAGGCGCTGGGGCGGTCTTCCGCCAAGATGTCCCGCCCCAGCGTTCGGGGGTTATTCAGTTGTTGAAAGCTCTACGCCGACTTAGGTTCAGACGGCAAGGATGCAAAGAATGCATCGAGTTCTTCCTTGGGGTACAAGGGGACCGAGCCGTCGTACCGCGGGCAGATATGCCCCAAGCGCTTGTGTTCATCCAGCTTGTAGAGGCTGATGCCGAGGTATTCGGCGGCTTCTTTACGGTTGTATGAGAGCTTGGTCATGCCGTCACCTCCATCAGTTCCGATGTCTGTGCGAGCTTCTTGCGGATGAACTCGATTCCGCTGGGCCACACCGATGTAGTTGCGGTGGGCACGGTCTCGCCCGTCTTGCGGTTGATAAACGTCTGGGGTGTGACCTTGAAGTGGTGCTCGTAGCGCTGGTACGGGAGGTTGTTCTTCTGGAGGACACCGGACTTTCGGAGCTCGGCCATCATGATGTTGCGACCCCAGCCGAGCATTTTGGACACGGCCAGGAATGAGTAGGTGCCGTCAGCGTCCATGAGTTCGTCGTAGAACTCGGCCTTGGGTTCCAGTTCGGCAACCTTGGCTTCGGCTACGCCTAGCCGGGCTTCGGCCTCGATCACCCACTGCGCGAGTGTTGAGCGATCTGGTAGGGCGATGTTGGATGCCTGGCCGTACTGCCCGGTCTTTCGGATTGAGGGAAGAACTTCATGGGTGAGCCAGCGCTTGAAGGGCTTCACCTTGGGTGAGCGGCTGATGAGTAGGAGCGACCAAACCCCCGCCTCGGTGACGGCGGTCATGTTCTGCGGACCGCCAAGGGTGTCCACGACCACGGACACCCTTTCGTCAGCGTCGAGCTGCGCGACAGCATCGCGATACTTGGAGATACCTACGGCGTCACAGATGTCACGTCCAAGCCATAGCGGTTGGTCGGTGAAGACGTGCCGGACGTTGGAGTCCTCGAACATGTTGGAGGTGGCCACCAGGCCCGCGCCCTTGGTGTTCGGGTCGAACGTTGCCATCTGCTTCTCCGGTGTGTGGTGGGTTAGGTGCCAGTGCTCACCGCTCGGGCATTCATAGGGGTAGAGGTGCGGCTTCTGCCGCCCATATCCCGCGTACCGGCGACGCTGTGCTTTCTTGGCTTCCGCCTGCGAGCGGTAGCGCCCCTTCTCTGGAGTCGGGCACGTGGTCATGCCGCGCCCTTCGTCCTATTTTCCCGACCGGACTGGCCAGTTTTACTGTCCACTCTTGTCGCAAAAAGATCATCGACGGGCACCTTGAGAAAATGGGCTATGCGGAGTGCTGGATCCGCCTCCAGGGTGCGGACCTCGCCCCGCAAGATGCGCCCTAAGTAGGAGTGCGACTTCCATCCTGCCGCCCGTGAGACTTCTCGCTGCGATACCTCTTGGCAGATCATCAGACGGACGATCTTCTTGTGATCCCTGACGTACATGTACACCTCGCCAAGTTGTTCGGTCTGCGGTGTCATTGACATTACATCTTCCTGTCCGTGGTGTCCAGCTTTCCTGTCCATCAAATCATGGAGGGTGCCCAGGGCGCAACAAACTACACAGATGTGTTTTGCGAGATAGGCGCTGACCTGCGACTATCTACTTGGTATTCGGCGATTTCTTAGTGCCCAGCACTTTGGAAATCGCAGTGCCCAAGCGAGTGGACGACACGACCACGAAAGATGGAGTGTGACGACATGGCCACACGGCACCAGCTCGACCAGCTGATGGAGAGCGTGAAGGACGCGAACAGTTGGTCCGACCCAGATCTGGTGCGCAACGCAAAGGAGAAGGGCCGTGTCATTTCAAAGTCCAACATCTCGCGATTCCGTAACCCGCTTGAATCGATCAAGCGGGAGAACATTCTCGACCTGGCCGCCGCATTACGGGTCGCACCGTCCCAGATTGCTGTCGCGGCCATCGAGGCTATGGGCTTCAACCTGCCCACCTATGACTCACCCACTCCAGAGCAAGCCATCCGACTTGACCCCAGCTTGTCCGAGAAGGATCGCGGCATCCTTCTTTCCACCCTTCAACAGATGCGCGCGGTTCCGCGAGCATCGAGCGAAGCGGACGAAATCGAGGAGGACAAGCGGCGCGGGTCGGTGACACGGGCCCGTCTCAAAGGGAGATGAGTCGGCGTACACGTTGAAGCCATGCCAGCCCGGCAGCCGCCGCGAATATCGATCCACACAGCGCCGCGGGAATCCAAACGGCTAACCCTGCTGTCACGGTGTCCTGCTGACTGTCGTTAAGGAACGTGGCGGTAGTCATCCGCGAGATGCAGGCGGTGATCCCGCACCCGGTGGCGATCATGTAGACCGTTGCGATCGGTCGGCTTGATCGGTCCATCCAGAGCGGTATGAGCGCCCGCATGGAATACACCAACAGATGCGCCAGTAGTCCGCACAGAATCAGCCAATACGCCAGCATCCAAAGATCAGTGACTGGTGCCCGGAAGAAATCGGGATGGTAGGAGCGCACCGCGTCCCCCGCGGCGAAAGCCAGCAGCAGGAACGGGATGAAGACGGTCGCCGGCCATTCGACGTATCGGCGGAACTTCCAATCGATATCCACGTCGAGGCGATAGAGGGCGTCCATCGTGATCGCAGAGGCCGCGATGACGTACAAATCGTGGCCGATCATGTCTTCCAAGTTCCAGCACCCCGTGGCTCTGTAGAGCCAGTGGCCGATGGTGTTGCTTGCGAAGGGGCTCATGAGAAATACCGCGCCACCTTGAAGGGTGATGTTCAAGGTGGCGGCGATTTCGTCGGGGCAGTGCCATGTCGCCCAACGAACCCAGAGGGACCAGCAGATCGTTGCGAGGGTGAAGACAACTAAGGGAGTGACCACCGTGGACCGCCCCCAGAGAGCCGACAT